GCAACAGGTACTACTGTTGCTTACTGGGATACAGGAACACTTGCATTTCAATCAAATAATAATGTAACATGCCACGATGTTCCAGTTTGGAATATGAATAATGTATGGAGAGAAAACCCAGCAGGTATAAGTAATTTAAATACGTATGAAGATTTTACTAAATTTGGTTCATATCCATTTTTAGGTTTTATGAATCCTTATTGTGAATATCTTTCAGAAGTATCAGCCGATACTGTAACTACTTATTGTAATTCAGTTGGTAATAGTTATATCGATGAAGTAAAAAAATCTATATCTATTATTCATTTTACAAATAATAGTATTTCCAATTTATATGGTGAATTTTTATATGTTGATGCAACAAAAAATAAAATAGTTGAGGTATTTCTTCCAGAATTAATGTATCATAGACGAGATTTTAAAACTGCTAGTGGAATGACAATGGGTATGAATTTTATTGCTTCAGGTAATACAAAATTAATTGGAAATAGTGAAATTCAATATATAGACTTAATGGAAGATTCTAGTATGATATCTTCAGCTATAGCTCCAGTATCAGTGGGTAAAGTTTTCCCACAATTAAAAATGATAATTTTTGATAATGATGAAATTGTTTCTGCATTATCTTATAAATCAAATAGAAATTGGACTCTTCCAGAATTATCAGCAACATTAGCCGCTCCTAGTGGTGGAACTTCTACTGGTATTTTAGGTGTTAATGAAACAATGTATTTAACGTATAGTTTAGAAGATAATAACCCTATTAATAATTTAAGAACTAGCATTCCTTGTCAAACTTATGTTAAAATAACCAACAATACTTCAGCACCTAAAGATATTGATTTTAGATTAATAGGTACTGATTTATTACCATACATGCGTAAGATTGAGTCATTTGATTATGATGGGTTAGGATTTCAAGCACATAAATTTAAATTAGTTTATCAAAAAGTTTCTGATGCGTCTATTAGACCAAGTTCAAATTTATGGAAAACATATAATTTTACATCTACTAGTATAACTGGTAATAATAATGAAACTATTGACCCTAAATTATTAGAAAATCAAACACCATTTGTAAATGGGTTTAATTTAAATTTAATAAATGATGGAGCATCAACAATATTTGATATTACCTCATCAATGTCAATGGCACCAAATCTTTCACCAGATGATTTACAATTTGGTGATGAAAGATTTTTTTATGGGAATATAAACACATATATTGGGGCTACTATTTTTAAAACAATATTTGATATTGAAATTACTAATGAGTTTAAATTTACAACAAATCCGACTAGAAGTAACGAACTATCAACAAACCCAAGTGCCATAAAAGTAAGTGAGGTTGGAATTTATGATGCAAACAAAAATCTTGTTTGTATTGGAAAACTTAGTACGCCAGTTCCTTTAAAGGCATCAAACATAACAACTTTAGAATTAAGCATGGATTTTTAATATGGGATTTAATAGTATAACACCGTCAATTAACTTAGTAGCTAAGTTGACACCTTTAGGTAGAAAAAGATTAGTTTCTACAAATAACGCTTTAATAACAACATTTAGCCTAGGTGATTCAGATGCTAATTATTATACAGCATATCCTTTAAATAGTGGTGAAGTACCATCGTTAGCTGGTGATATTGGACCATTAAATTCAGTAGGTAATGGAGTAACAGATAATATAGTGTTAAAAAGTTTATTATATGTTAATAGACAAGGTATTACTAAAAAAAATGTTGAATCACAATCTGTTAATATAGTAACCGAAAGTATATTTAATGGATTTACAACTGTTAGTGGAACAAATTTAACTAGATTAGTTATTGATAGAAATTCATACGATACTAATAGTTATGTTAATTTATATTATTCATTTGGTTTACCCTTAAATGCAAATAATGATTATATGTATACTGCAGTAACTAACACAAATGGTGGTTTTGCTGATACGGCATTTAGTGGTTTAGCTACTACTAATATTGGTGTTTTTGCTATCGATAATACAACATATGGTGAAACAATAGTTGGTAAAACTATTAAAATGGATTTACCAACTACTGCTGGTACATTTACAATTTACGGTACATATGAAAATAAAAATATTGCATTAAATATTGAAGATGCTAATATCTACGATACATCAATAAATTCTAAAAATATTGATGATAATATAACATTTTTGTTTTGTGATGATATTAATAAACCAAATGGCGATTCAACCTTGTCATGGGCAACTGGTTGGAACACACATAAACCTTTTAGTCTTAACAAAAAACAATTATTTAATTTTCAAACAAATACTAATTTAAGCCTTACAGCTGATACTATTGTTGGTGTTGCTTATTTAGATAAAGGTATAATTGTATTAACTCATCCAACAATTGTTAATAGTATTGGTGAGTTAACTTCAGGAACAACAACAGGAACCACAATAACATTTGATAGCGTATCAACAGATATTTATCAAAATATAACATGTATTGCTGATAGAGGTGAATTTGGTACATCAACAAATATTACAATAGGTGCTGGTGATAACCCAAGAATTAGTGAAATTGGGTTATATGATGATTTAGGTAATCTTATAGCAATAGCTAAAACTGACCGTCATATAGTTAAAAATGTTAATGAATTTATTGCCTTAGGGATTAAAATAAGCCTTTAATAATGGATAATAAAGGAATATATAAAATATTTAATTTAGTAAATAATAAAATTTATATTGGTAGTGCATCCAGTAATGGTGGTTTTAGAAAACGTTGGAATGAACATAAAAGTGATTTAAATAGAAATGTTCATCATAATAAACATTTACAATTATCATGGAATAAATACGGTTCGGATAATTTTAAATTTGAAATAATTGAATTAATTAATGATACTAGTTTAATTTTAGAGCGTGAACAATATTATTTAGATAATTTAAAGCCAGACTATAATATTTGTAAGATAGCTGGTAATACATTAGGTGTTAAACTAAGTGAAGAACATAAGAAAAAAATATCTGATAACGCTAAACTTAGAATTGGTGATAAAAACCCATTTTATGGTAAAAAAGATACTGAAGAAACTAAAAATCTAATGTTAAAAAATAAAAAAGGTAAACCAGTTAAACCGAAAAAACCAATTTTACAATTAAATATTAATAATGAAGTTATTAAATATTGGAAAGGAACTTATGATGTTGTTGAAAGTTTAGGGTTTAATCAAAGCAACATTAATTTAGTGTTAAATGATAAACGTAAAACAGCACATGGATTTAAATGGGTTTATGTAAATTAGGTATTAAAATATCATTATAGTATTTATTTTTTAGAATTCTGGTTTAGATTTATATAAAAATTTTTATAATATGGAAAATAAAATAGAAAAAGAACCAGAATTTCTTTTAAGTCTGGATGTATCCACCTCTACAATAGGTATCGCTTTATTTGAAGATGATGGGACTAAAGGTGATTTGAAATTACTTCACCACGTTAGCCCTAAAGTTAAACCACTTCCAAGTAGTAAAATGGAAGAATTATTTCGTAAGGTGGAAATATTTGAAGAAGAATTCCTTAAAAACTACACCAATTTTAATATTACTACTGTTGTAATTGAAGAACCTCTTTTACAATCAAATAACGTTTATACAATCGCAACTCTTTTACGATTCAATGGAATGATATCCAAATCAGTGTACGACACATTAGGAGTCGTTCCTACGTTCATTTCTTCTTATGATGCTCGTAAGTATGCTTTTCCAGAATTGATGGCTGTAAGAACCTTTAAAAAGGACGGGACAGCATTAGATGCAAAAGCAATAGCTAAAAACACACCAGTACTTTTTGGTGGTTATCCATTTGATTTAGATAAAAAATATGTTCTTTGGGAAAAAGTTGCTGAACTTGAACCACAAATTACATGGTTTTTTGATAAGAAAAACAAATTAAAAAAAGAAACATTCGATATGTCAGATGCCTATGTATGTGGGTTGGCATATTTTAATAAAAGAAATTTGGAAAAATAAAGTTAATTATCTTTTCTAACTATATTCCATATTGTTGATTTACTAATACCGTATAATTCACTTAATTTCCTAGTTGAATAAGAACCAGAACTATATTTATTTAATAGTTCTGTTCTTATTTCATTAGAGATTTTAGTTTTGTATTTTATTGATTTTAAAATATCTTTTTTACTTTTATTAATCATTAAAATTTTTGTTTTTTCTTCATGTTTAAGACCAATATGTGAATTAGACATTTTATTTTTTGTTTCATCAGTATGTTTATTACCCAAACTATTTTTATTACCAATACGACTTTTAGACATTTTATTTTTTGTTTCATCGCTATGTTTGAAACCTAGCATATTACCAGCTGTTTTACATAAATTATAACTCATTTTTTTATCGTATGTTATTAAATCTAAATAAAATTGTTCACGTTCTAATAATTTATTTAAATCTAAAACATATTCAATCACTTCAAATAAAAATGATTCTTCACCATGTTTATTCCATGATTTTTGAAGAAAATTATTATCATGTTTATTTTGTTTTAATGTGCGTTTATGTTCATTCCATCTATTTTTAATATTTATAGAACTACCAATATAATAACGACCATTATTTTTATTTATTATTTTATAAATTCCAGATTTAATTATCATTGATATCAATTATTTTAGTTGTTTTACTACCAACATAATTATTATTTTTATCATATTTAATTTCAATGTTGTTTGTTATTGTTACGTTTTTTAAATAATTATTAATTAAGTTTTCAATAAATTCTGATTTATTATTTGTTAGTATTTCTAACATGGTAAATGAATGGTTAGAAATAGTTATACCTAATTTTATTTTTTTTTCTTTTTCTTCTAGTTTTGGTCTTCCCATAATATTTGTTTTATTAATAAATATCGGATAAAAATCAAAAAATCGGATAAAAACTAAATAAATTAAAAATATTTAGTATATTTGCATAAAAATTAAAATAATGTCGAGTTTATTAGTAAACATATTAGAGTCATTTCTTGGTGATATTAAGAAACATAATGAAGACACAGGACAAGCAGCGTTTGATTGTCCCGTGTGTTCTGCTGAAAAAAACTTACCTAATGGTGATGGAAAGGGAAACTTAGAAATTAACTATAATAAAAACATGTTTAAGTGTTGGGCATGTCCTGATACTAACCATATGCATGGTCCAGTAGTAAGACTACTTAAAAAACATGCAACACCTAAAAACCTTAGAGATTATTTACTAGTAAAACCAGATGCTGACGTTATTGTTAATAAAGAACGTGAGGAAATAATTGTCACACTACCAGAAGGTTATAAAAAATTATCAGAATGTACTGGTAAAGAATATAATTATTATTCTGCTATAAATTATTTAAAAAGTAGAGGTATTACTGATTGGATAATTAAAGAATTTGATATAGGTTATACAACCAAAGGACCTTTTTATAATAGAATTATTATTCCATCATATGATATTGATGGGAAATTAAACTACTTTATTGCTAGATGGTTTCCTAAAGAATACAATAAATTAAAATACATTAACCCCACTGCTGAAAAACAAGAAATTATCTTTAATGAAAATAAGATAAACTGGGATGCAACAATTTATATCGTGGAAGGTGTTACAGACCATATAGTTACACCAAATTCAATACCATTGCTAGGTAAATTCATATCAGATAAACTAATAGAACAACTTCATGATAAGGCACAAGGTCTTATCGTTATAGTACTAGATGGTGATGCATATGAAGATGCTAAAATACTTTATAAAAAATTAAGTTTTGGAGATTTACTAGGTAGAATTCGTATTTGTGTACCCCCAGAGGATTTTGACCCATCAAAGATATTTGAAAGATTAGGTAATAAGGGTATTATTAAACTATTAAAAAGTTCATATAAATTGTCTCCAATGGATTTTTATTGATTTTAAGTTGTTATATTGGTAATTATTTAGTAAGTTTGCAATAAAAAAATATGAGTGAAGCAAAATTATGGGTTGGGCCAGTATACTTAGAACCCATTGAACATAAATACCATCATAGAGAAACTGGTAAAATATATAAATCAGTTACTACTACATTATCATCCATAGAACCACACTTTGATTCAGAAGCTGTTTCTGCAGCTATTGTACAACAACAAGATGCCAATAAACAAGAAAGATATATTGGTATGAATCAACAACAAATACTTGATTATTGGCAAATGCTTAATGATGAAGCTAATGTTTACGGTACTATGGTACATGATATTGTTGAACGTTATTTATTGGCAAATAAATGGTATTTCCCACCAAATAATGAAGAAGGTCAATTTGAACAAAAAGTTATTGATGGATATAACTCATTAGAAATTGATGAGGGTATTGCTGTATGGCCAGAACGTATTCTTTTTTCTGAAGAATATGAATTGGCTGGTATGTCGGATTTAATTATAGATATTGATGATGTTTATTTCGATGTTCTTGACCACAAAACCAATAGAGTATTCAATTTCTTTAATCCTTATGGGTATGAAACCCTATATAAACCATTTGACCACTTACAATCATGTCAATGGTCAATTTATACCTTACAGTTAAGTGTTTATGCTTATATGTATGAACTAGAATTCCCAAAACGTAAATGTCGTCAAATTGTCATTTTATATTGGGATAAAATAAAAGAATCTTTTGAAAAGATTCACGTAATGTACCTCAAGCACGAAGCACGTAAATTAATAGAAATGCACCATTATAATTTAATGAAAAATAAATAAATAAATAGATATGAATGAACAATTTTTAGTGTTACCAAAATTAATTAAAGAAGAACGAATCGAAAAGGTTACCAATAGTATTGTTAAACCAGATGTTTCAATGTTGAATGAAGAACAGAAAGAAATATTTGATAAGATAACAACTATCAAACTGCATACTTTCTCTCAAAGTCTTTTAACTGGTTATTCTGGTACTGGCAAAACCTTTTTAGTTACAAAGATAATTGAAGAGATTCTTTATCAAAACAAAGGTGTTAAAATAGCTATTACGGCACCAACAAACAAAGCAGTAAGAGTATTGAAAAACTTATCATCAATTTGTGAAACACATTCCAGAGTTGAATTTAATACGCTTCACTCATTACTTGGATTGAAAAGAGTTATAACTTCTGAAGGTAAAGAAGAATATAAAGCAGAATTCGGTGGTGGTGAAATAGGTGAATTTAATATTGTATTGGTTGACGAAGTTTCAATGTTAGATAATGAATTATACGAGCAATTATTAAGTAGTGCTGAATACAATAATATTTTATTGTTATTCATCGGTGATAGAGGTCAAATACCACCAGTAAATGGAGGTGAATCTAGGTTATTTACTGAAAAATTAGAAAATAGTTTTAACCTTACCAAAATTATCAGACAAGCTGGTGGTAATCCAATTATTCAGATAGCACAAAAGATTAGAACCAATGAAGATATTAAAGAAGAAACTATAGTTGATGAGGAAAACAATGGTGTTATCTTTTTAAAGATAAACACTGAAATGCCTTTATTGGAAAAATACTTTAAATCTGAAAATTTTAATAAAAATCCTAATTTTGTTAAGGTGTTAGCTTGGACAAATAGAGCAGTAGATTATTACAATGATAAAATCAGAGGAATGATTTATGGTGAAAAATGTGGTGTATTAAATATTGGTGAAAAAATGGTTTGTAATAAACCAATTACTGATAGTAGAAAAAGAATACTATTAAATAACAATGATGAGTTTGAAGTACTTTCATATGAAATGAAAACTGAAACAACTGCTTATAAGTTTTCTTATTATGCGGTTAAGGTTTTATGTAATGGTAAAACACAAACGATAAAGTTATTAGCTGAAAAATCAGAATCAGCATTTCAAAAAGAATTAAAAATCTTAAAAGAGAAAGCTAGTAAAGCTTCTCCAATGTTAAGAAGAAATGCGTGGGTTAAGTATTTTAACCTATTGGGTAAATATGCTGATGTAAAGTATAATTACGCTTTGACAGTACATAAATCACAAGGTAGTACATTTGACAATGCCATCGTAATCAATTGTGATATTAAACGTGTACAAGATAAAAAAGAACGAAATAAGCTTTTGTATACTGCTGTAACAAGAGCAAAAAATAAATTATTTGTAATATAATGATAAAAAAAGTAGTACACGTAGCTGATATACACATTAGAACAATGAGGCTTCATGATGAATACAAAACTGTATTTATCAACTTTTTTTCAGACCTAACTGATTTGTTAGCTGATTATAAAAGAGAAGAAATTAGAATTGTGGTTGCTGGTGACCTTGTTCATCAAAAAATTGTTATCTCTAACGAACAATTATTGTTAGGAACATGGTTTTTACGTAAATTAGAAGAATTTGGTTCTGTAGTTGTTATTGCAGGTAATCATGACCTTTTAGAGAATAATAAAGACCGTATGGATTCAATAACACCGATGGTTCAATTCTTACCAGATAAAGAAATTAATTATTTCAAAGAATCTAAGTGTTATTTGGATGATAATATTGTATGGTGCGTCTATTCAATATTTGAAGAAAATACAAGACCTGATATTGAAGCAGCCAGAGCACAATTTGGTGATGACAAGTCATATATTGGATTATTTCATGGTCCATTAATTGGTTCAAGTACTGATATTGGTTATGTGATAGACCACGGATATGATTTAGAAATATTTAATGGTTGCGATATTGTAATGTGTGGGGATATTCACAAAAGAGGTACTTTAAACTTTAAAGAGGTTAAAGAAATAAATGAAGATGATTTGGATAAATATCTTAAAATGGGTTGGGAGATAGATGAATAACTTCTTTTCTTATTTTTGGAGATATTTATAATAAAATAATGTGGGTATCACCAAAAATAACTATAGCAAAAATGGAAAAAAAATGTAAAGAGTGTAATAATAACTTTAAAACGTATAAAAAAGAGCAAATATTTTGCTCTAGAGAATGTAGTTCTAATAGTCAAAAATTTGAAAAAAAAGAGAAAATATGTGAATTTAGTGGGTGTACCAATGTTTTTCATGTAATAAATTCAGCAAAATCTATTGATAGAGAAAAACGTTTTTGTTCTAAAGAATGTCAAATTGAGTGGCAAAAATTTTATCAATTAGGAGAGAATAATGGGAATTATGGTAAAGAAAATAAATGGGGCTATCACGATAACGATAAGAGACTTGAAATTAGTGAAAAAATTAAAAAATCATGGCAAAATCCAGAAAGGTTAAAAAAACATTTAGATTTTCTGGATAGACATAGAATAGATGATGGTAGTTTTGATTTTCAAAATAAATTATTTAGAGATAAAATATCTTCAGCTAATATAAGTAGAATGTTAAGTAACCCAAGTTATGGTGCGTATAATTCATGTCAACGAGGGTGGTATATTAGTAAAAAAACTAAAGATGAAGAATATTATCATTCTTCATGGGAAAAAGAACGAATGATAGAATTAGATAATGATAAATCAGTTATTTTTTGGACTAAAAAACATGGATATGTTATAAATTTTATTCATAATAATATAAATAAAAGATATTTACCAGATTTTTTAATTAAATTTGAAAATCATCAAATAATTGAAGAAGTAAAAGGGTATATTGATGATGAAAATATTTTTAAATTAAAATGTGAAGCGTCTTTAATTTTTTTTAAAAATATAGGTATTGAATATAAAATAAATTTTATGTATAATACTAAAAAATATGAAAAAATAATAAATTGGTTTAATAAATTAAAAAATAAATGAAAAAAATAAAAATTAAAAAAATAATTAAAGTCGTAATGCCATCAAGTTTGATTCAACAAAACTTTGGTGAAAACGTTACCAAACATGGTTTTTTACTATGGGATATTGAAACCAAAACATTTACAGAACACGATGTTGAAAATTATTCACCGTTTTACAAATTTAAAATAACATCCCTTGAAGATTTAGAAGAAGGGAAAGAAAAAATAACAAATTTATAATGACACTAGGAGAATTAAAAACATTCGTGAACTCAATACCTGAAGACATGGACAATTACGAAGCAGTAAACGGTGAGTTTTGCTTGGATAAAGATGGCAACACATTTATCATGAAAAATAATTCAATCATGACTATTTATGTTGACCAGAAGACTAATGACGTACAGTTCCTTCATCAAACTGACGAAGATGTGAAAAACATTTTGTTAGGTGACTTGGAACAATTAAACTTTGACGAAAATGGAGATACCGAAACAACTTAAAGATGATATTTGGGATTATTGCAGAGCCAATAATATAACCAACATAGACGAGTTCATAGTGAGACTTATTAGACAAGGTTTTACTATTGAAAAATTTGGTGCGACACCAATAATTCCTGGTAAAACTAATAAGGTGACCCCAGAAGTGTCAGTTGAAGTTATCAACCCAATCAGTTTGGAAGTTCCAGAAAATATCAAAAAACACACTGCTACGGTTAAAAAAGTTAAAAATAAAATTGAAGCTGAAGTAAAAACAATTAATAAAGAAATCTCAGCAAGAGACCAAAAAAACAACAAAATAGATTTATATGGCGAATAATACAATACCACCGTATTCTAAAGTAAAAGTAGAATGGTTGGATAGGTCAGAAAACTACAGTAGAGCTAATCAGACAAGAGTTATCAATCACTTTGCGAATAAGTATGGTATACCAAAAACAAACATTAGTGTTACATTTAAAGCGGTAAAAAAGAATGCCAATGGTGATATGATTGAAGTATCTGGTGCAGGTATAGAAAATATTATGGATGTCAATTATCAAAGAGCCCTTATGAAGGAAGTTATTGATAGAGATGGCAAAGTAGTAGATTTTAGTCGTATATTAGCATTGGATGATAAGGTTAATAGTGAATTAAATATTGATTTAAATGAATCACAACATCGTTCATGGTCAATCAAATGGGTTATGGTAGATAATTTTTTATCATTTGGTGAAAATAATTATGCCCCATTCAGTAAATTGAGAGGGTTAACAATCGTAAACTCAATCCCAGCAAACCAGGGTGGAAAAACGACCCTTACGATTGATGCTATTAAATTTTTGTTACATGGTACAACAACCAAAACAGATAGAAATGAAGAAGTCTTCAATTTATACAGTGATAGAAACGAATTGACTGTACGTGGAATGATTGATATTGAAGGTGAGGAAACTATCATTGAACGTAAAATGAAACGTTCAGCTAAAAAAGGTGGTGGGTGGACTGTTACTAACAAGTTAAATTATTATAAGCTACTTCCAGATGATACTGAAGAATTGCAGAATGAAGAAGATGCTAAACAAACAACTAAAAAACTTAGAGAAACAATAGGTACAGAGAAAGATTTCGAAATGCTTGTATTAGCTACTGAGAAAAACTTAGATGATTTAATAGGGTTAACTACTACGGAGTCTGGTAAGGTACTAACTAGACTTATAGGTCTAGAGATACTAGAACTTAAAGAAGCTGCCGTTAGAGGTATGTATAATGAGTTTGCTAAGAAAAAGAAATCAAATAATTATGATGTAATAACTTTGGGTGAAGAAATTGCTGACCATAAAGAAAAAATTGTATTAAATACTGAATTAAAAGGTACATTAGAAAAAATACTTGGTGATGCTATTAAAGAAATGGCTGACCTTAGTGTTGAAAATGATAGATTACTTAACAGTAAAGAAAATGTTGATGTTACTATCTTTGAATTAAACCCATCTAAATTAGAAGGTGATATTGTTGATTTAAAAACTAAAGGTATTGCGTTAAAAGAAAAAAAAGAGGGTATAGAAGCTAAAATAGCTAATATCGGTGAAGTAGATTTTGATGAGGATAAACATTATGTTTTAACCAAAGATTTGAATCAAAAAACAACTGATAAAGCTATCAAAGAAAGTGAAATTAATAGGGTTAAAAAAGTTATTAGTGGTTTAATAGCTGGTGGAATATGTCAATCCTGTAATAGAAAATTAGATGATGTGGATAACTCAGAACACATAGCAAAACATGAATTAGGCGTAGAAAAACTGAATGATGAGATATTTATAATAGATGCTAATCTTAAAACTATAGGTAATGAAATAGATGCTTTAAATAAAATTAAAGTTTTGGTTGATGAAAAAAATAGACTTGAATTAGATAAAGATAGGGCCGAAGTTGAAATTGGTTCTTTAAGAAATAGTTTTGCTTCAAAGACAAATGATTTGAAAAAATACAATTTAAATCTAGAAGCGATTGAATTAAATCGAAAAATTGATTCTGAAGTTGCTAAGGTGAAAACAGATATTAAAGTTGCTGAAGTTACAAAAACAGAAACTATGAGTAAAATAGGTAGAGTTACTTCTGATATTGAATCAAATGCTAGCAATATTGACGTTAAAGAAAAATTAATAGAAGCTATAAAAAAAGAAGAAGAAGTTGATAAAATTTATAAAATCTATATTGATTTAGTTGGTAAAAAAGGTATTAGTAAATTAGTTTTGCGTTCCGTGTTACCAATAATAAATTCTGAAGTTCAAAGACTTTTAGAAGATGTTTGCGACTTTGATGTTGAAATATACATGGATGATAAAAATGAAGTTCAATTCCTAATGATAAAAGATGATACAACTAAACGTTTGAAAGCTGGTAGTGGTTTTGAAAAAACAGCAGCTAGTCTTGCATTAAGATGCGTATTAGGTAAAATGTCGACATTACCTATGCCTAATTTTATCACTTTTGATGAAGTATTAGGCAAAGTGGCACCAGATAACTTAGAGAAGCTTAAAATACTATTTGATAAGATTAAAGACATGTATGAGATAGTATTTTTCATAACACACAATGACTTGGTAAAGGATTGGTCGGATAACATCCTGACTGTCACTAAAACAGATAATGTGTCAAAAATAACGATAAAATAGTTTGGTGAGTCCAAAACTTTATCGTATATTTGTTAAAATAAAAAAATAAAGATATGAAGTTTAGAAACTATTGTGTAGTTATTATGGGTGAAACTAAAAATGCGTTACCTGAAATTGAAAAAATAAGTAAATCTAAAGTAAATGTTTTAGATGCAAAAGGTATCTTAATAGCTACCTTTTCATCTAATTTTGAGCCATGTGAATTAACTGATTGGTTTAAAGATAATAATAGAAGTTTTCTAGTATTTGATTTGAACACTGAAAATTCTGGTTTTAATGTAACAAAAACTGATGTTCATGAAGGGTTATTTTCATTTTTAAATGAAATTAATTTAGAAGAAAAAGCTAGAGATTTGTTAGATACGATAGAAGATGCTAAAACAATCAGTAAAATGAAAAGTCATCAACCTAAAGAATTAACAATTGAAGATGTTATGAAATTAACATTGAGTGAAAAAAAAGAAATGTTCGATAAAATCCTTGATAAAGGAGCTAATAATTTTACCGAAAATGATAAAAAAATTATGTCATTTTTAGCAAAATAATTGGAAAAACACTTGACTTTTAGTGTTTTTGTCGTATATTTAACAGTATTAACATAACGAAAAAAAGATAAATATGAAGAAATAAATGAGTCGTAAATATGTAAATTTTGATGTTGAAGATAACATTGGAAAATATTTTAAAGATGTAAGAAAATCAATAATATTAACTCCTAGTGAGGAAATTAGATTAGCAGAAAGAATAAAAGAAGGTGATGACAAAGCAGTTGAATTGTTGGTAAATGCAAACCTTAAATTCGTAATATCAGTTGCGAAAGAATATCAAAATCAAGGATTACCTTTATCAGATTTAATTAGTGAAGGTAATTATGGTCTTGTTAAAGCAGCAAAAAGATTTGACCATGAAAAAGGTTTTAGATTCATTTCCTATGCTGTTTGGTGGATTAGACAATCAATATTACAAAGTTTAAATGATAATGCTAGAATGGTAAGATTACCTGCTAATATAATTAACAAAATAACATATTTAAATAAAGAAATTTCTAAATTTGAATTTATTAATGAAAGAGAACCAGTTTATGGTGAAATTTTTGATAAAGATAAAGAGGTTATGGATTTGATTTATTATCCAAAATGTTTATCTTTAAATGAAACGATAAATGAAGATGGTGATGAATTAATTGAATTAATTCCTAATAATGAAGATGAAGTAGAAAATAAAACAGAAATTGATTTTAAAGTTAAAAACGAACTTCAAAAAACACTTAGTATATTAGATGATAGAGAAAAAGAAATAATTGAAAATTATTTTGGTATAAATACTGAATCAGAACCAATGACGTTAGAAGCTATTGGTGAAAAATATGATTTAACTAAAGAAAGAATACGCCAAATAAAAAATAAAGCATTGATGAAGTTACGTTATAATTCAAATGGGTTATATAGTTTAATGAACGAATAAAAGATGGGCTTTATGCCCATCTTTGTTTTATATGATATTTATAAATATGAAAATAAAATTTAGATATATAATGTTAATGATGGCCCTAGCTATTGCTGGTTGTGCTGCCGTTTTCTCAATTTTTGGTCTTAGTCAATTATTTGCTGGTGCTAGTTTTGCTGTAATTATCATGGCATCAGTTTTAGAAATAGGTAAACTAGTTGTTACAACAGCTTTGCACACATATTGGGATAAATTTTCAAAACTATTAAGAAGTTACTTAACAATAAGTGTTGTTATTCTTATGTTAATCACATCTGCTGGTATTTATGGGTTTCTTTCAAATGCTTATCAAAAAACGGCAAATAAACTTGAGATTCATGAAGGTGAATTAGGTGTTTTAGATGGTAAGAAAAATATTTTTCAAAAGAATATTGATGATAACCAAAAAATAATTGATACTAAAAATAAACGTTTAGACCAATTATCTGGTCTTAGAACATCACAAGAAAGTAGAATAGATGGTTCTAAATCCAATAGAGATAAAAATTCAGTAAGGGGCGACATTGCATCAGCAAATACTGAAATACAAAAACTTTCAAGTGAAATTGATGTTTTAAATAATAAAAATACTATCTTATCAGATTCAATTGGAAAATATAATGTAAAAGCTCTAGAAATGAAATCAAGTAGTGATGTTGCTGGAGAAGTTGGGCCACTAAAATACATAGCAGAACTTACAGGAATACCAATGGCTAAAGTTGTTAACTATTTAATACTTTTATTAATATTTGTATTTGACCCTCTAGCTATATCACTAGTATTAGCAACAAATAAAGCTTTTGATTTAGCTGGCGAAAACACACCATTAGAACCTAAAAAAGATTCAACTAAAGAAGTGTTAGAAGAAATATTAGAAGAGTTAAAACATGAACACGAACATGATGCTGTAAATGATGCTGTAAATGATGCTGTAAATGAGGGAGTAAGTGAGGGAGTAAGTGAGGGAGTAAACCCTGAAATTGTAGAGTTACCAATAGTTGAAGAGGTTTCAATTCCAGAACAAACAATTGAAATGCCAACAAATAATCCAATGATGTCATCAAGTAAAATAGCCTTAGAAGATATCAAAGAAATCAAAGAAGGTCAAAGAGGTTATTCCGTAAATGTACCACAACCTAAAAGTAACAATACCGTTGAAAGAATTGGTAGTAACAAGTTAATTAAAGATGGGAATAACAGTAAATTTTTTTTTAAACGTGGATAATGAAAATTGAAGAATCTTACATATTATCAAATGATAATTACGTTAATATCGAAAGTATTAAGAAGCAAATAGTTATAGGTAATACGAATAATAATAACATGAAACATTATATTGGTTGGGTCAATAGATATAATGGTAAATATAAAAAAACTGCGGCATTCACTATTGGTTTAGATGGGATAATTTATAAACACTTCGACCCTAAATATCAATCAGAATATTTCAAAGATTTAGACCAAAATAATAAAAGTATTATTATTTTGTTAGAAAATGATGGTTGGTTAATAAAAGATATAGAAAAAAATAGTTTTATTTCATGGTTAGGTTATATTTATAAAGAAGAAGAAGTATTTGAAAAAAAATGGCGAAACCATAATTTTTGGGTTCAATATACAAAAGAACAAATAGATTCAACAATTAATTTAGTTAAAGAATTGTGTAATGAATTTTATATTCCTTTAACTGCGATGACACATAATGTTAAAGTAAATGATTTGAAAGATTATAGTGGTATATTATATAAAAGTAATATTGAAATGTATTATAAAGATTTATCACCAGCATTTAATTTTGACTACTTTATAAATAATATAGAAATAAAATAAAAACGATGAAAGAATCAATTAATGAACATGATATGACTAAAAAAATGATGAGTATCATGAGAGGTGGTTATAAACCATTACTTAAAGAAGAAGAAGAAGAAAGAGAAATTGACTCCCAACCCCAAGGTTTAGCTAAACCACCACGTGAAGGTCGTGCATCATTAATACAATTAGATAATTCTTATTTTGAAATGGATAAAAACGACCAACGTTTTAAAGCTTTACAAAATAAATTAACAGAAATAGTATCACAAGCAAAAATTACTAGTGTTTATATTTCTGACCCAAATGGATTAGTAATAAATGGTGTTGCGTTAGATTTTAGTGAAAATTCTGGATTATATTTTACTTTAGCACGTTCTGAACCTAATATCTTAGTTAGTAGTGAAAATGTTCAAGGTAATTTAAATATAGAAGTTCAAGAAAATCTACAAAAATTCTGGGATGCTATGTTAGCCGATACTATGGGTACAGCTGAATTTTTATATAATGAAAGAGATGATAAAGAAGCAAAAGAAGCAAATCAAGCAGGTTAAAAATTTAAATATGAAAACAACATTTATAAAACTATATCAATTGATGAAAACACAAACAAATAAGATTAATTTTTTAGATATGAAAACAATACTTATATTCATACTTGGAATTATAGTTATTGGTTTGCTTTTATTTGGTAATAATACTATTGATAAACACGCAACTGAAATAAAAAATTTGAATATTGAAAATGCTTCATTATTATCTAAAAATGAAGGGTTAAAAAACGAAAATGTTAAATTGGATGCTATTTTAAATCAAATTGATTCAAAATTAAATAAAAATAATAAAGAAACAAATGCTGTATTATCAGCTTTGGATAAATTAAAAAATAAGAAAAATGAAATACCTAATTACGTTAATTCTTTGTCTGCTAATGGGACATCAAATGCAATCACAAAATATCTCGAAGATAGAACCAAGGGTTAAACCAGTATTAACTTCTAAAGGAGATACACTAATACAGTTAAGATTATCTGATGCTAAAAGTATGTTAAAAGATGTTTTAGAAAAAAAAGTTTGCGATAGCACTGTAGCTGAATATATTCAACTAGATAATCTTAGAAGTGGTACAATAGCATTACAAAAATATAAAATATCAACATTAGAATCTAAAATTAATAATTATGATACTATGTTAGTAAATTCAGAAAAAATAGTTAAAAATAAAAATAATGAAATTGATTTGCTTAATGGTATTATAAAAAAACAAAATAGAGAAATATTTAAACAAAAATTCTTTAAAATTATGGGGTTTGGTGTAGCTATATTGATACCAGTTACATTTTTATTACTTCACAAATAATGAAATAGAAATATTATCAAAATAAAGCCCTTATTGGGTTTTTTTTGTTTTCTATAATATATTTATAATAAAATAAAAAGATGAAAAAACTTAAAATAACAAAAGAACAATATAATATACTAATTAAAGCTGGTTTGATTAAAGAATCTAGCATTAAAGGTGGTATTGATAGAGTACAAAAGTCATTTAATCAAGCATTTGCTGGTAAAGATATTAAATCAGTAACTGAAGATGAAAATTTTAATATTAAAGCACCTAATACTGATTTACCTAGAGCACAACAAAAACCACTAGGAGCAAAACATAATATAGACGAAGCTAAAAAAGGTGGTACTGATAAAATTAGTACAGAAATAAAAGATTTGTTAAAACATCTATATGGTTATACACCTGAATTTAATTCGGATTATTGGGTTGGAGAAAAAGGTAAATCATCCGAAGAAATATGTGAGTATTTAACTAGTAAAGGACATATTGTTAAAAAAGGGCGTAATTATATCGTACCTAAAAGTATTGGTACCAAAGAAGAAGCTAAAGCTGCTATTGAAGAGACTATGAGAGAATTTGTTGGTGAACCAATGGAAGAAATAGAAGAAGAATTAGATACATACGATACACATAGTCCTGATAACCCATCAAATCAAGAAGACCCAGAACCTATTGAAAACAATACAGATTACGATGTTTTTGTATATAATGATGGTATTGCAATACTTAACCAAGGCACTGAATTTTTCTTGTTAGATTTTTTTGATAATGGTGTTGATTATGAAGGTCGTGAAATGACTGAAGATGATATTAATTTCTTTCTTAATAAGAAAGAACGTGAATTACCTAAAATTCTTATCCCTTTAAATATTGAGTTGATTGATGAGTTAGGTGAAATCTATCCCTTAAATCCATTTTTCATGAAAAAACTTGAACAAGTTAAAACTATCATGTCTGGTTTAAGTGAAGGACTAGAAGATTTTAGCAATGAATATCCTGAAAGAACTCCTGAAGATATGGAAAGTCTTCAAAAAAAAATACAAGCTCGTAGAGCTAAAGAATTAGCATCTAGAGAACCAATGGGTTCTAAACATCCACATGGTGAATGGAATGACCCTAAACAAACAGAATTAGATTTAGATGAAATGACTAGTGCTGCTGGTGGTTCATCTGGTGCTTTTACAGCTCCAATGGGTACAACACCAATTAAAAGAAAAATCGAAACTGTTTATGAATCGACTATTGCTAGTACTGGTAATTTTCAATATGACACACCAGGACTTGCCAACATAGGTAGAAATGGTGAATTTAAAGAACCTAAAAAAAAAACTAAAGCACAAGCCAAAACTCAATGGTCTGGTGGTGCCTTTGTTGAATTAGATGATTGTACAAAATTAAATAACAATAAAAAAGCTCAAAACGGTGGTTGTAGTACAGGTGCTGTTGATAATGTTGTAAAACTTAAAAAAACTAGTGGTAACATAAATGCACCTTCATTAAACGAAGGGTTAATGCGTGAAGCATTAAAATTACAACATGATAAAAATCAAGGTAAACTTATTGTATTATCAGATTTAGAAGGTAGAGCTGCTAGTCAAGAAACATTTCACAATAAAGCTGTTTTAAAACAAAATGGTTTTAATTGGAATGGTACAAATTGGGTTATTGATGCTGATAAATTAGAAATTGCAAAAAAAACACTTACATTAATAAATAAAGCAGAGTATATTATAGGTGAATTAGAAGACCTAGAAGATGCGGTAGAAGGTTCAACAGCTGATAATAAAGAATTATTAAAAGCTAGAATTGAACAATATATTATGGATTTAGCTAATGCAACTGATGAAGCTGCTTTATCAGCAGAAATTAGAAGATATTTAACTTTCTTTTCTAAATTCCACAGTTATAGTTTCTATAATAGAATGCTTATTTTCATTCAAAGACCAGACGCAACAAAAGTTGGTTCATTTAAATTATGGGAATCTAAATTTAGAAGAGTCAAAAAAGGTGCTAAAGCAATCAAAGTATTGGCACCAGCTGGTAAACCAGAAATGACTCAATACGATGACGAAACAACCGCATTAGTGGGTCAAATGGGTATGACAAATAGACCTCAAATAACTAGATTTAGAGCGGTTAATGTTTTTGACATTAGCGATACAGAGCCTATTGATGAAAGAGGTGATGTTCCAGATTCACCACAATGGTGGGGTGATAACACACCATCAGAAACTGCAGATATATTATTTGGTGCTGTATCTGAAGTAGCTACTGATTTAGGTATTAGAGTAACTCAAAGCGATGCACAAGGTGGAGAAAAAGGTTATAGTGCTGGTGACCATATTAATATATCATCAGATGTATCAGGTGCAGCTAGATTATCAACTACTATTCACGAGATTGCTCACGAACTAATGCACTGGAAAAAATCTTCTATATATTTTATCGATAATGGTGAAGGTAAAGAAAAAAATCAATTACAAGAATTACAAGCTGAAAGTGTTTCTTACGTTGTGTTGAAGCATTATGGTATTCCAGTAGCTCACCATGCAACATATTTAGTTTTATGGAAAGCAAACAAAGAAAGAATACAAAATAACTTAGAAATCATTTCTAAGGTATCTCAATTTATTATTGACAAAATAGATAAACAAGTTAGTAGTACAGAAAAACAATAATAGTTATAACTTTATTAAAAAGTTAGATATTTATAATAAAACCAATTAAAGATGGACAAAAACATAATAAAAAATCAATTAATAGCTAGATTCTTAAAAGAAGAAAGCACTCCTGGTATTGATGTAACTAAAAAAGCTCAAAAACAATCTGAAAAGATTAACAAAGCTGGGGTTAAAGACATGGACAAGGAGTTAGCTGGTTATGAAAAAGCTATTGTAAAAACAGAAAAAGCAGGTAAAATGCCAGCTAATAAGTTTAATTACAACGGTGATAAAGAAAAAGAATATCATGACCAAATGGAAATTATGAATGGTCAAGAAATGATTCAATATGATAGAGACCCAAACAAAGAATTTAAAGATAGAGCTGAAGAAGCTATAGCTGGTAGTTCTAGAATGGGAAACAACCCAGAATGGGCAAATGTTGTTGCAAAAGGACAAGGTGGTGACCCAGAATTTGGTAAAAACCTAGTTAAAGCTATTAAAGCTTCTACAAAGAAAAGACAAGATGCTACCGATAGTGTTATTAGCTTTGGTGATGATATTGAAACTGTTCCTAAGGGGTCTAAGCCAATTGGTAAACATGGAGCTTTATCTGAAGGTAAAGAACAAGCTAGCAAAGATATTGAAAATGATAAACCACATGGTACTGAAGATGAATATGAATTCAATAATAGTGACGATGCTAAAAAACCATTAGAACAAAAAGAAGAGAATAAAAATAATAATAATAAACCAAAAATAAAAGAAGGAATGAAAAGACTTAATTTCAAAAAAGAATTCAATGGTGTTGGAAACGCATTGAAAATGATACCTGAATCATACAAAGTAGACAACAAAGTATTCGAAATGGCTGACGGTAATGAATCATACAAAATCCGTTGGGAAGGTACTCTTTCTGAAGGTAGAGCAATCGTATTAACTGCAGCTAACAAAACTATGGTTAACGAAGATATGCAAAAAATGAAACACCTTATGGGTTACAAATCTGAGAAAACTCTTGGTCTTGTAAAAGGTAACGCTAGACTTAATGAAAATGCTATCTTCAATGATATCTATACTAAAACTAAAGCTCTTTTAGAAGGTGAAGATATTGAAGACCAAGATGCGTCTGAAGTAAAAGATGCTAGTAAATCTGTATCTGTTGCTAAAGAAGCTAAAAAAGACATCCAAGGAAGCGTATCTACTGATAAAGGCACACAAGCACCAAAAGTTAAAACAACTTCACCAGAAGCGTTAGATTCAGCTAAAAAACAAGCTCCAGAAGCTAAGAAACATGTTGAAGGAAGTGTTGATGGTAAAATTGGAATGGGATTAGGTGAAAAAGCTCCAGAAGGAGAATGGGACCAAATTGATGTACCACAAGGTGCTGCTCATGGTAACCCATCAAAAACAACTTATGCTCCAGCTCCTGGAACAGGTGAATGGGATAAAATAAACGTACCACAAGCTGCTGATGCTAAAAAACATGTTAGCATGTCTGAAGGTGTTACACTAGGTGGTGTATATTACGGTCCAATCGTAGCTAAAAAAAAAATAAATTAGTTAAAGAACATTGGATGGATGAAGGTCCACAGGGGTATAGTAATGATAATGTCTTAAACAAATTAGCACCAGAAGATAGAGAAGAGAAATTAAAAACTCAACCCGTATATTCTGAGGAAGAAGATAAAGACGATGTAATTACCTATAAAGGAAAACACATCAACAGATTATTCCCAAGTGGTATGTATGTATATTATTCTGATTCTGAAGAAAGATTTATAAAATCTGATGATTTAGATTATATTAAATACATGATAGAAAAAGATAATGATAAATTTATTGATTCTGTTCCTTTCCCACCACATGAATACTAATATTAAAACATAAATAAAAAAAGCTACTCATTCGGGTAGCTTTTTTGTTTTAAAGATATTTATTAAATGAATAACAATAACAATTTTTTAAAAATAAAACTATGAGTTTAACTAAACTACAAGAAAAATTAGGTGTAAAAGCTGATGGAGCTTTTGGTCCTGGAACACTTAAAGCAGCAATGGCTTACTACAAATTAACACCAGCAAGAGCTGCACATTTCTTTGCACAATGCGGACATGAGACAGGTGATTTTAAAATATTCACTGAAAATCTTAACTATTCAGCAAAAGGATTACAAGATATCTTTGGAAAATACTTTCCAGGTACTTTAGAAGAGTCTTATGCTAGACAACCAGAGAAAATAGCATCTAGAGTATATGCTGATAGAATGGGTAATGGAAATGAAGCATCAAAAGATGGTTACAAATTTAGAGGTCGTGGAGCAATCCAATTAACAGGTAAAGATAACTACAAACAATTTTCTGAAAGTATTAAAAGACCTGATGTATTAACAAATCCAGATATTGTTGCTACTGAATTAGCTTTTGAATCTGCTAAGTTTTTCTTTGATAAAAACAAATTATGGTCAATCTGTGACAAAGGAGTTAGTGATGCATCAATCCTAGCTTTAACAAAAAGAGTTAACGGTGGTACACACGGTTTAGAAGATAGAGCAGCAAAAACTAAAAAATATTACGGTTGGTTAACAACTTAAGTATTTATTTTTTGATTCTTTTTAATATAATTATAAAAAAGAATAATTAATGGATAAATTTAACAAAAATAGTTTTCTAGGCTACATCAATAACCCTATGAGTAAAGAGGATATGATGTTATTCTATAAAGAAAACAATATAAAATATGAGAAGTGCGAATTATATAGTGATTTCGCACTTTCTCTTATTATAACTATTTTTGATACTTATATGGGTGACGATGTTACCTCTTTAGAAGACCAATTCAAACACTTCGAATGGGCATGGCAAAAAACAATACAAAATTTTGTTGAGGAGGGTTTAGATTTTGAAACTAATATTTTATATGAATATTTTTTAGAATTTATGCTAGAAGTTTATTATCAAATAACAAATAAAAATGAATTAGGTATTGATAAAAAAATATGTAAACTATGGATAGATATTTTTGATTATGATAAAATTAAAACCAATTCAGATATTGACGCACTTACCGAAATATATACTATATTCGAAAAATCCCTAAAAATATTATAAAAAAAACCCTTTTACTATTTAGTTTTGTAAAATATGTAGTAGCTTTACAATTATGGAAACGAATAGATTTATGCAAATTATGGTTATGGAGTTAACTTCAGATATTCTAAAAGCAGAAGAAGCTTTGGAAAAAACCATTAATTCTTCAGATTTGTTAGATATTAAAATTAATAACGCTAAGGCTCAATTAGGCAATTTATTATTAGCTGAAAATAAGTTAGCAAAATTTAATAATATGTTTCGTAATGAAGATACAATACAATAACATTTAAAAAAAAAAGAAAAAAATGGAAAATTTTAATGAATTAAAAGCATTAGTAGCAAGTATGGAAGAAGACGTAACAAAGTTTTACGAAAAAGATAACAAAGCTGCTGGTGTAAGAGTTAGAAAAGCCTTACAAGAAATTAAAGGTTTATCTCAAACAATGAGAAACGAAGTTTCAGAAAAAAACAAACAATAATATTATGTTAATAGAAATATCTAATAAAATATTGATGATTTGTTTCTTTTTGTCTTGTCTAACTACTTTTAGACATGGTTATTATTTTATTCAAGCATTTTTCTCATCCACTGAGGATACTCCAGTTAAGTACAGAATTTCAAAAATATCATTACTTTTATTAGGTGTTTCTATTGCGTATATTTTATCAAGCTTATTTACAGGTATAACACTAAAATAAAAAACTATGAATATACAAAAAACTCTTGATTCACTTCAACCATATGTAATTGGGATACGCTACCTTGAAGGAACTCCTCTTGTTGATGCTGTATTTAAAGAAGGTTGGAATGTTCCAGATGACCCAAAGATAAAAAAGATTAAAGGGAATGATGATATGAATTATTTCATGTTACTTAGTGAAATTCCTGGTGTTGGTCTAGATGAATTATTAGCTTTTGTTGATAAAACTATAAAGTTAAATATAGAAAGAGAAAAAAAACATGATTTACTTAAAGTAAAATTTAATGAGTTAAAAGAAGTCTTTAAAAAAACATCTCTAGATAAACTTAAATGTCTTAAATTTACCTTTGCTGAAGAAGATTTGGTACCCACTTTAACAGAATTTGATATGGATGATTTTGATGAAGAAGAATTAATACCACAACCATTACCATCAGAAAATTTAATACCAGAAGAGTATAGCGTTACTGATGAGTACGAAGAAGTGGAATCAACTCCAATATCTATTGAACATACTGCATATTTAGATGAAGATGGCAAACCAATTGAACTAAGTGAAGATGATATGGAATTATTAGCTGAAGAAGCTAGAGCCGAACAAAATCGCAAATACTTAGATAGTAAAAACAAAAACAATACTAGTAAAAAAATTGCAAATAAAGTGGAACTACCACCAAAACGTAAACCAGTACTAGAAACAACTATTGATTATGGTGGTGATTGTGAATGTGGACCAGATGAAGCTTGTGACCGTTGCATCGATTCAAAATACTAAAACAAAAAAAGAGCCTTTTTAAGGGCTCTTTTTTATTTAATGGTATTCGTATATGATTATTCGTTTGATATTGATTCTAAAGCTTCCTGTAGTGTGTGGATTAACCATACACCAGCAGTTGAAACCAAACCATTCATAAAAATCATTAACCATGGCAAAGTAATAGCACCCATAGGTGTTAAATGCTCAAAACCATAGTAATAAAGAATACCTGATACTGCAAATCCCATCCATGTACCTAAACACATAAAACATGTGAATAATTTATACAAGCTATAACCACCAGTACCAAATTTTGCTAAAAAATCTCTATATCCTTCGAATAGAGAACCGTAAATTAAATTGTTACAAGCTCCGTAACAAATAAGGATAAAAATAAGTGTTGTCATAATTTTTATTCAAATATAGTGTTTATAACGCTATTAGTAAATATTTATATTGACAAAACTGTTTTTTTTATTATATTTATCAAAAATATAATTATGATACGAGTAAATAAAGATGAATTAAGTATAGAACTTGAACAAACTCAGAAAGAAAAAGTTTTGATGGCTCAAAACAATGATAAACGAAAACGAGAACTAATTACAGATATAAAAACAGGGTTAGGTGAAGAAATCAAAAAAAATCCAGGAAGAGCTAAAATAATTAAAAAAACCAAATATGAAAAATTAATGATATGGTTGAAAAAAATATTTACAAAATTTTAAAATGACATACGAAAATTTAATAGAAACCGTAACATCAATACTAGATGATGAAACAATTTACAAAAATGGGTTAACCTTAACTTATGAGTTAACACCAAAAAATCATAAAGCAATGAATGAGTTGTTATTTTATAAATCCAATCCAATTACTGATAACCCAATACTTACTGATGAATTTGAAGCTGATTTTGATGGGATTGTTGTTAAATTTATAAAAAAAGAAGAAGAATAGTTGTAAGTTTAAATTATTTATGTAACTTTGCATTATGGAAATAAATGATATAATAGGTTCAATAGGTGTAACAATGATGTTATTTGGCTTTGTTTTAAACATTGTTGATAAATTAGACAATGATAATATTTTTTATATATTACTAAACTTATTTGGTGGTATTTTAGCGTGCATCGCCTCAATTCTAATAAAATATACACCATTTATAATTTTAGAGGCTACTTGGGTTCTAGTATCTGGTTGGGGAATTTATGATTATATAATTAAAAAAAGAAATGAAATTAAATAAAATTTTAGAATATGCTCCACCTCGTCTAGCCGAATTAGATTTTATCTGCGGCATTGACGAGGTGGGCTAATTGGTAGAGGTTGTGGTGCTGGTCCAGTAGTAACTGCTGCTGTGATATTACCTAAGGGTTTTTCATCACCGTTATTACGAGATTCAAAAAAACTTACGGAAAAACAAAGATTAGAAGCATACCAATTAATTATTGATAATGCGTTAGCCATATCTTGTAATGCTGGTTCTGTATCTGATATAGATGAACTTGGCATAAATCCCGCCACGTTCAAAGTTATGCATAAATGTATTGACGAATTATCAATAACACCAGATTATATATTATTAGATGGAACCGTTTGGGATAATATTGGTGATATTAGAGTTGAATTAGTACCTAAAGGTGATGATACTTATTTATCGATTGCCGCTGCAGCAATTGTTGCTAAGGTTAGACGTGATGAATATATGGTTAAGTTACATCAATTATTCCCAATATATGATTGGGATAGCAATAAAGGATACTTATCACCATCACATATAGCTGCAATTAAAGAAAAAGGTGTATGTAAATACCATAGAAATCAATACGTTAGAAATTTTATTTAAAATAATTCAAAAAAAACTTGGTATTAGTGTATAAATGTTATATCTTTGCACTCAATTAAAAAACAAACTTAAAATTTAACGTTATGGGAAATTCATTATTATCTGCAATGCAAACTAAAAATTCACTTACTGAAAACGGTATGGTTACTAACTCGTCATCATTAAACCACTGTGTAGATTTATTCTTCCAGATTGGTGCAATGAGAGGTGCTGACAAAACTCGTCTAATTAATGTATTTACGAAAGCATTTGGAGAAAATCCATTGACTGCTATGCGTTTATTATTTTGGGCCAGAGATGTACGTGGTGGTGCTGGTGAAAGACAAATATTTAAAGATATAATCTCTTACTTGGCTGAGAACCGTACAGAAGTATTAGGTAAAAACCTACACCTTATTTCAGAATTTGGTAGATGGGATGATATGTTAGTGTTATTTGGTACTCCATTGGAGAATCAAGCATTAACTATAATCACTGAAGCGTTAAACGCTAAAAATGGGTTAGCATGCAAATGGATGCCACGTCCAAACGTTGCTAGCCGTGATGCTAAAAGACAAGCTAATACACTTAGAAAACACTTAGGGTTATCTCCAAAAGAGTACCGTAAGTTACTTGTTGAAAACTCTAACACTGTTGAGCAATTGATGTGTGCTAGAGAATGGACTAAAATAGAATACTCTAAATTGCCTTCAAAAGCAATGAGTGATTTGATGAAAGCCTTTTCTAAAAACGACTTGGCTCGTTTTCAAGAATACTTAACAAGTGTTGAAAAAGGTGAAGCTAAAATCAATGCTGGTGCTTTGTACCCATATGATGTTATCAAAAACCTTAAACAAGACAATGTGAAAGGTGCTAACGCTCAATGGAACGCATTGCCAAACTTCTTGGAGTCTAACAATGAAAGATTCCTTCCAGTTGTTGACGTTTCTGGGTCTATGTCATGCTCTGCTGGTAACAGCCAAAGTGTAACATGTATGGATGTAGCAATCTCATTGGGATTATACATATCTGAAAGAAATATAGGTATGTTTCAAGATGCGTTTATTACTTTCTCAAACAGACCAGAATTACAAATCCTTAAAGGTTCTCTTTCTGAAAGATACAGTCAATTAGAAAACGCTGCATGGGATATGTCAACTAATGTTGAAGCTGTATTTAATTTAATTTTGAAAAAAGCTATTGATAGCAATGTTCAAGAAAGTGAAATGCCAACAATGATTCTTATCCTTTCGGATATGGAATTCAATGCTGGTACTAGAGGAAATTGGGACTCTACTGCACAAGAAACTTTTGAAAAATTGTATGCTGAAGCAGGTTATGTGATGCCAAAAATTGTTTACTGGAATATCCATTCTAGAAACGACTCTAACAAACCAGTTCAATTTGATAAAAATGGGACTTGCCTCGTTAGTGGATTTTCGCCATCACTATTATCAAATCTATTGGGTGGAAAAGATATGAGTCCATACTCAATGATGATGAATGTAATTGATTCAGAGCGTTACTCTGCGATTACAGTATAATATATTTGTTCATAAAAGATAAGTGCTGCAACCAAACACACAAAAAATTTAACTAAACTTGAAATCCGTAGGTACCCAATCCTCTAACAATTTTATTTAATGGGAAAGCTTCTTAACAGGGTTAGAAGAAAAAAATGCCCCCCTATCTTGGAACAAAGAAAAAAGAAACTCACAGAAATGTGGGTTTTTTTCGTTTTTAGTATTTACACATATTTTTATTTTCAGTAAATTTGAATATAAAAATAAAAAACCTATGAAATCAATACTTATTAAAGAAGTAGACCAATTACACAGCAAAATACATAAAAATAGACTTGTTAGTGAATATTTAGTTTACTTAATGGAAAATGACGTTAAATTAGCGTGTTACAGCGAACTTGGTAAAGAATCTAAAGACATGAGAGTAAATGAACTTATCGTTGATAATTTTGACCTAGAAATCGCTCTAGAAGACATAATCAAAGAAGTTACCTTTGAGGAATTAATAAACAATTAAAAAATGGCAGAAGAAAAACAACACCCATTAGTACTCGTATTCTATTTAGATATAGAATTATTAAGCAATAGAGAAATTGCACAACCATTTGTTGATATGGTTAATGATGTGATAACACAGAAAGATGCTAACGCAGTTGCTTTCTTTTTACCAACACGTGGTGAAGAAAGAATCGAATGTATTAACCCTGTAGTTATGGCAGAGCCTGATATGGCAAAAGTAACACAAATGATAGCGGACATTAAAGAACAGTTTTCAATAGCTGCGGAAATGGATGTCCTAGATGAAGAAATAACACCTGATGATAACCCATGTGAATGTGGTGGAAATTGCAAATGTAACCAATAAAATATGGAACAAGAAAACAAAGCAGTAATCTATGATGAATGTCTTAGAGAAAGCGACCACTTACAGAGAGTAAATTCCAAGATAAAATCAGAATATGCTGGTAATATCCCACCTGAACAACAATTAATACTAGATAGAAACAATGAAAAAATTAGCTATCTAGTAAAAAGACTTGAAAGTTTATTTAGTTAATGGAAGAAATTCAAATGGTTGTTAGTTATCTTGATAGATATTATAGAATTATTAATAATAACTGTATTAATGGTGAAGGTAATATCGTGACTGGTGATAGGATAGTCACAAATATGGTCAAAATATTTAGCCTTTCGGAAGAGGTATGTGTGAACACCGTTAAAGAATGGGTTGAAACAAATGGATTAGAAAAATCAGTTTCTGATGAAATTAAATGGGTTAAACCATCACCAATACATCAACCTGTAAATAGGGCTAATTTTGGGTATGTTCCTTATGAACCAAAAAGACAAAACAGATTTTTGGTAAATATGCCACCAGAATTTGAAATACAGCAATGGGTGGTTAGAAAAGCATGTCGACCATCAACATATATTTTAAGAAATGGTCCTGATGGATGTGAAATTCGATATGACCCAATGGTTTTGGTTTTTGCTGACCCTATTGGTCCATCAGTAGCACAAAGACTAGCGATTATTTTACGTGAAAGACCAGGAGAACCATTTGATTTTTCAATTGATTTGCTTGACCCAACTGGTGTTGTTATTGAACAATGGCTTTTTTCTGAATGTTACTTCGAATCAATGGATTTTGGTCCTTTAGATATGGATATAGATGAAATGGTAACATGTAAAGTAACAATAATAATTGGTAATATGATTTTAAATTTCTAATAAAAAACCCACAATTACTGTGGGTTTTTTATTATGGTCTTGTACTAGTACGTCTTATTTTAGTATATGGCCAGCCAGTATTTTCGTGAATAACATCATAATATCTACCAATATTTGCTGGACTAGCAGTACCCATAAACAATAGACTCTTAATCTTTTGTTTCTTTGCAATTTTAGCTAGTGTATGGTGTAATCGTTGAGCATCTTCTAATTTCTTACAAATAATCATATCAAATTGGTCCTCGTTGTATATTATTAGTTTATTATACACAACAATGATTTGTTTAACCATTTTTTTACCATGAGCACCTATCATAAGTCTTTTAACAACTTCTGATATGGTAGGTCTATCTTTATTATTTTCTAATCCATGTATCCAGAAGGTTTCTTCTACATTATAATCAGCTGAAGCAAGGATTGTCCAATCACCTAGGGGTTCTTCAGTATATAATTTACCATATCCATCTCTAAGGGTACGGAAAGTATCACCTTCTTCAGTTATTTTTGTAACACATATTTGATACTTAACTGGTTTTAAACCATTAGAATTGATAAATTTTCTAGGGAACATGACGTTATTATTTTCTTTCAATGAATGAAAGTTAAGATAAGCTGTTTCACTAGTCTTACTCCTATGTAAAGTCTTCTTATATTTACCGTTTGCTAATAAAACTACTCGATATGTCATTTAATTATTTGTTTATATGAATAAGTATACGTATATTTGCAAAAAAATAAATACATTAGAATGAAATAAACTATAGTAATATAGTCTTTTTATAGGTTTCTATACATTTATAATAATGTAAAAATGTTTTATTATACTGATAAAATAGAATGTATTAATGGTGGGTATTTTGACATTGTTTATACTGATGAAATAGAAATGATTAATAATATTAAAATAAATAAAAATGTCAAATAAAAAAGATTATTACGAATTATTAGAATTATCAAAAAATGATAAAAATTTATCAAAGGATGAATTTAAATCTAAATTAAAAAGTAATTATAAAAAATTATGTAAAATTCATCACCCAGATAAAGGGGGTGATGAAAATGCATTCAAAGAAGTTAATGAAGCATATGAAGTTTTATCTGATAATGATAAGAAACAAAAATATGACCAATTTGGTCATGAGGGTCAACAAAACCAACAAAGAAATCCATTTGGTGGTTTTGATTTTAATGGATTCCAACAATCACCTGAACGTTTTGGTTATAATATGAGTTTAAACATTAGATTAACGCTAGAAGAAATTTATACAGGTGTTAAAAAAACTTATAAATATTCTAGACATGATAGTTGTGATTCTTGCGGTGGTCATGGTGGTACTGATATTGATAATTGTGGTTCATGTAATGGGTCAGGTGTTATTACCAGGGTATTGCAAACCCCAATAGGAATGATGCAACAATCAATGCCATGTCCAACTTGTTCTGGTCTTGGTACTAAATATAAAGTTCAATGTGGTAAATGTAGTGGAAGTGGAACAAAAACAATAGAAGAAAAAATTGATGTTGATATTCCATCTGGTGTTCAACAAGGTATGACATTTATCATGAAAGGAAAAGGTCATGCGATAAAAAGTGGTAAGTGTGGTGATTTACTTATTAACGTTCAAGAATTATTACATAAAACATATGAAAGAAGTGGTAATGATTTAAAACTTAATTTGAAAGTAAATTATCCTTTGCTTGTTCTAGGTGGTAAAGTAGAAATAGAAACAATTGATGGTGGTAAAATTAGAGTTTCTATACCAGAATATAGCGATGTTGGTTCTAATTTGAGAATACAAAAGAAAGGTATGAAATTTTATGGTCAAGACCAAAGAGGTGATGTAGTTATTACATTAAATGTGGAGATACCAAAAGATTTAGATGATGATGCCAAATCATTATTAATAGATTTAAAAGAAAAACTTGAAAAAAATGTTGCTACAACAGAAAATTAGTTGTAAGTTTGCTAAAATAATAAAATAACAATTACTTTATAAATTAAATTAAAACAAGATGGCAAAATTTGACGAACCATTTGAGGACACCCAAGCACTATATGATGAAAAAATCCAAGCTGTGGGGTTAGACCAATTCATTAACATTACCGTTGTAGTAAACAACACCGCAAAAGAACTTTTTAAAGTTAACAAAGCAAACGATTTATTGAAATACCGTACTGGTGATGATGTATTAATCGTGTTAAACGAAAAGATTTTTGAACAACTAACTGATGCTCAAAAACACATTGTTGTTGAAGATTCATTAGCTAGCATCCATTTCGATACTGAGAAGGATAGATTAATAATAACAAAACCAGATGTTATTGCATACTCTGGTGTCCTTTCTAAGTTCACGTTTGAAACTTGGAATGTGGTTAGAGAGTCCATTAAAACTCTTTATGCTGCTGAAAAATCCGAATAATTATGGCTCGTGATGAAATAGCAGAAATTAATCCAGAAGCATTATTATGTGATGGATTCGATGAAGCAATTATAGGCATGGGTGAGAGAATTAACCTTGGCCCTGTTGTTGCTTATGATGTTGAAAAAATGCTTAGCATATTAGCATTGGATATGGAAGTTGAGGAATCTGATTTACAAGAAGGTGAAACAATTGAAATGTTAAAATATAGTATGGCTTTAGAATATTTTGAGTTCAATATAAAAGGTGCATGGATGGGTGAATTTACACCAGTATTCATAACCACAAGTTTAAGTTATTAAAATAAAATTAAAACAATGAATTTAACACACGATTTTAAACAATATGCTAAAGAGAATTTTGGTGTAACTGATTACGAATTTAATACTTGGGAAGGTATTCAACAAATGATTTATAACCCAACAGTATTATCTGGATTCCAAGGTGTAAACGCATCCCTAACACCATATATTCTTGAAGAAAGAGAAATGCGTGTAACACAAATGGATATTTTCTCACGTTTAATGATGGACCGTATTATTTGGTTAGCTGGTCCAGTTAACGATAGAATGAGCACTGTTGTACAAGCACAACTTATGTTCTTAGACAACTTAGAAGTAAAAGATATCACACTTCACGTAGATACACCTGGTGGGTCAGTTAAATCTGGATTATCCATCGTAGATGTTATCAACTATGTAAAATCTGATATTGTTACAGTTAACACTGGTATGGCAGCAAGTATGGGTAGTATCTTATTGGGTTCTGGTACAAAAGGTAAACGTTATTCGTTGCCTAATAGTAGAGTAATGCTTCACCAAGTATCAACTGGTGCTTCTGGAAATATCCAAGACATCAGACGTTCAATTGCTGAAGGTGAAAAATACAATACTAAATTGTTTGGTTTATTAGGTCAATATTGTGATAAAACACCAGAACAAGTATTGGAAGATGCAAGTCGTGATTTATGGTTGGATGCTGAAGAAGCAAAAGAATACGGAATCATTGATGATATCATCACCACAAAGAAAAAATAATAGCAAAAAAACTTGCATCGAATAAAAAGATGTAGTATATTTGCACAAGATTTAAGAATATGTGGGTTTTTTTAATAAAATCCACATATTTATAAATCACAAGTTCTTAAACATTATGGGGGTAAACGGTATCGACAGGGTATGGTCGTGAATTGTAAGCATGTAGTGCTAGATTGGAAGCACTTAAATCTGTCTATTAAAAAATTGAATTGACAACGTATTTAACGTATCAGAAAATTTCTTGAACGAAACATCAGTGTTTTCAACAAGAGAGGTTGCAGTAGCCTAACAACTGCCAATTGTGGTAATCCACTGGATGGTGATAAATCACTAGAACCCACTTTTGTATGAGTGGTTAAGTCGGATACAAGTCATTATAGATATGGGACTAGCACTATCTTGAAAGATTGCCAGTTAAATGAATTGGATAAACATGTAGAAAGCCTTTTGTGAATGCTTTTGGACAGGGGTTCGACTCCCCTTGCCTCCACTCTTAGTGATTCTGCTCAACAATAACCTTTGAGACAGAAATAACAAACCTCTGATAAGTCGCTTTTTCAGAGGTTAAATTTATCAAATAAAAAAAGGGCTTAATAGCCCTTTAATTATTTTTTTGGTGGTTTACAACCGCAACCTTTAGTGTTCTGTGTTTTCATGGTGTTAGTTTTTTAGATGATGTTATGTTATATATAAATACTTGACAAATATATTTTATTTATTATATTTATGTTATGAATGAAATTAAATATACGGTGTCAATTTTAGATAGTAAATGGCAACCAATAAAAAGAAATGTAGAAATGATTATCATCCCAAGAAGAGATGAATATGTCTATATGAATGAACAATATTATGAAGTTCTTAATGTCGTTCATACACTTAACGAAAAACAAGATATTTTTGTTATAGTTAATGAAATGGTAAAAAATATTAACCCACAAGAACCTGAAAATCAGGAAATTGAAAAATAATATAAAAATAGTTACAAAAAAACTTGTTATATCATATATTATTTAGTATATTTGCATATAATTAATAAACACACGTTCATACACATAATAAAAATATCTAAAAAGATGGGTTCTGCAACAAAAAAACAGACAAACTTAAGAGGCTAATTTGGTATGGAAGATATTTTATCTTCCCATGATTAGAAAAAATGGTAATTTCTCCATTCAAAAGAAAACCGTCAACCACCCCAAAAGGTGCAAGTAGGATGTAGTTGAATAATAGTAAACTCTCGCCAAAGCAAAGCCGAAGACGTAAAATGGGTTAATCCGCTGGGATGAAAAATACAAATAACCATCTTGAGATAAATTTTATGGGACAGGACATTTAACTTGGACAGCCAAAAGGCAGAGTTGTAAGTCTGGACAGTCCCAAATTAAATTGACAAAAGAATCAGTTCAGCAATCAAACAACACTTTATATGGAAAAAAGTGATTCTGGTCAACAATATTACTATAAGCATGAGGGAAGTGCGGCATCCACTGGGGGTGAGGGTAAAAGGTTCGAGTCCTTTATAGTAGTCTAATAATGCGGAAGAGTGAAACGGAATATCACACTAGTCTCATAAGCTCGTAATATTGGGTTCGACTCCCATTTTCCGCAACTAAAAGAATGGTTACAGCAATTAAAAATATTTATCTGTAAAATAAACCAAAAAATGCTATTCTGAAATTTAAGAAGCCCATAGAAATATGGGCTTTTTTATTTTACAAAAAGTTTGTTTATGTAAAAAATATTTTGTAAGTTTGTAAAAAAAAAAGAAAATTATGAGTGAAACACCTAAAAAACTTAGATTCGGTTTAATTGAATCTCACAGCTACTCCGTATGGTACGATTCTATGACCATTGACGTATCAGACTATCCTGAATTGGAAGGTATGAGTAAAGAAGAAATGATTTCATATATCAACGAAAATTTCTGGGATATGAAATCGATGGAAGATGATGAATATACTTTGTTAGATGATTTACAAAATATGGGTGACGTAAAAGATAAAATTTACGATGAAGAAAAAGAACTATATTTTGAAGAAATTGATGAAGATGATTATGATGAAGATGATGAAGATGATGAAGAAGAAGAGGAATAATAATAAATTAAATAAATAAAATTATGTCAGAAGAAAAAAAAGAAACACCTAAAACAATTTCAGTATTTGCAACTGAAGGTTACTCAACGTATATTGTTAGAGAACCAATCGAACTTAATGTTGAAGACTATCCAGAATTAGCTGGAATGGATAGAAAAGAAGCTATTGATTATATTGAATCAAACGCATGGGAAATGAAACCAACGAATGAAGAAGGTTATTATGAATCATTAGGTGAGGAACTTAACGATATGGATATTCATAGAGAGAAGTTAAATAATGAATCTCAAGAGATAAACGCTGAATAATGAAATATAAAATAACCGTAAGTGGATATGGTTGTGATGCAATTATCCATACAATAAGTGAAGAACAATTAGAAACATTTACAGAAAATAATGTTTCTGATGGTGAGATGACTAATGAAGAAATTTGTGATGTATTAGAACTTGATAGTATTTATGATTCTGATGATATTGTTAATGGTCTTTATTTTGATAATGAAGAGTTAATAAATACTATGGAAATTGTTGTTGAAGATGAAGATGGGAATGAAGTTTGGAAATCTGATAAAAATTTTTCATTTGATTATGATAGTTTTGAAACTACTTTTCATTTTTACAATGATAACTATTTCATTGTTGAATCAATGCAAAAAGGTCAATTTAGAATATTTGATTTGGAAACTGAAGAATTTAACCCAAAATTGTTAACACCAGTGGTTGTTGAATTATTAGATGGTGCTTTTGAACTAATTACATCATTACATTATGATGGTGAAGAATTAGATGGTGATTTTGGTGATACCAGAAATACAGGTGATAATTATTCTTTATTTGAAGCTTAAATATATGGAAAATAAACTACCCTCACTTCTTATTGTGGGTCACGCCAGGCATGCGAAAGATACATTTGCTGAAATTCTCAGAGATGAGTTTGGATTAACATTTATTTCATCATCACAAGCTGCTGCTGATATATTCATTTATGATGAATTAAAAGAAAAATACGGATACACAACATCTATTGAATGTTTTGAGGACCGTATGAATCATAGACAAGAATGGTATGAAATGATTTGTGATTATAACAAAGATGATAAAGCCAAGCTTGCTAAGGGTATTCTAGCAATGGCAGATTGTTATGTCGGCATGCGAGATAGGGGTGAGATTGAAGAATGTATCAAACAAGGACTTTTTGATTTGGTTATTTGGATTGATGCAAGTGAAAGATTACCTTTGGAAGATGCGAGTTCATTCAACATAGATAAATCATGTGCTGATATAATCGTTGATAATAATGGTACAGAAGCTCAATTTAGGGAACGAGTTAAAAGACTTGGAAACATATTAAAAAAATAGGGCCTTATGGGCCCTTTTTTATTTTAATAGATATTTATAGGTATGAAGAATATAATTAAACAATTACTTAGAGAAGGATTAGCTATAAATGAGATTTATGGTAAAAAAACACTAGATATATTAACTAAAAAATTTAATGATACATCTGAAAATATGATAAATAAATTAGCTATTGCTAGTTTGTTTAGAAATGAAATTGGTGATATTCAACAATATAAAACCAAAGAACAATTTGATGTTGTTTTTAATAAATGGTACGAATCAACATTAAATAATTTAATTAAAACTTCCTCATTCCCAGAAAACAAAGAATTGGCTAAAAAATACTTGGATGCTTATATTACCAACATTAAATCATTAGGTCAATCAGCAATGCCATTCTCAATGAAAAAAATTGAAAGTGGATTGGTTGATTTGGTTAATAATAATCGTTGGATTAAAGATAGTGAAATAAAACAAGGAAATACAATATATAACCCTAAAGATGAAGATATTGTATTTGAAAATGATAATGTTATTATTTTGGATACCAATACCAAGGCTAAATGTGTTATGTATGGACAAGGTGAATCATGGTGTATAACCAAACCTGAATTGAACTATTACAACACATATAGACTTAGCTATAAGGCAACACCTTATTTTGTTTTACAAAAAAATATACAAGGTAATGAACATAAATTTGTTATAATGAATTATGGTTATAGAGGATACGCAATTGCTGATAGAAGCAATACTGGTGAAAGAAGCGGTAGTTCAAGCGATGCAATGCCATGGGATGAAATAGAACAACAATTACCTAACTTACAAGGTCTAGAAAGATATTTTCCATATAGAGAAATTACTGACGATGAGAATAGATATGCTGAATTATTGGATAAGGTTAAGGCTAATTTTGTTGGTGATGATTTGCAAGACCTTGTTGATAGAAGCATAAAAGGACTTATAATAAATGGTTCTCAAGTCACACCAGCTGATTTTATTAGAGATTTAGCTACAAACCAAATGGCTTTTAATTTAGAACAATTAAAAAGCCTGCGAAAAGAAACCATGGATAGTCTTATTGAAGTTGGTTATTTTGTTAACAGGTATATAGATAGCAAATTATATGAAGAAGTTCTATCACCAACTCAAATAAATCGTATTATAAAATTAAAAATTGATAGCAATGTTCTACTTAGCGATTCTTTTTATAAATTTATGTCTGAAGACAGTATTAAAAAATATTTGATGCTTAGGGTAAATGGTAATAACACTGGTGTTTCTGATGCGTGGAGAAGTGGTATTAATCAAACAAAACTGGACTATGATGAATTACAGAATATAAAAAAATTGTTACCATCAGTTAAGATAAATATAGACAGATATGATTTAAATGATGGTAATGACTTATTTTGTGCTATTTATGCTGAAAATAGTATCATTAAATCACCTGAAGTTAAAGAAAATTTAAATAAATTGTCGAAACATCAAGTATCGTTGTTAATTTACGATTACCCTGAATTAGCTAAGTATTTAGTTAAAACAGAAGGTTTTGATGAAATAGGTACATGGCAATTATCTAATATATTAGAAAAAGACTCTAGTAGTTATAAAGCAATATTAGATAATGTATCAGAAGAAAAAAAATTAGACCTTTTAGATAGATTAAAATATGGTAATTTGCTTCCTTTGTTAATAAGAGATAAATATATTGTTATAAATACTAAAGAAGAATTTGATGCACTTAGATATACTTTGTTATATGATACTAAAGCCAAGGCTTTTGTTTATAAACCAGAATTGTTGAGGTTTGTTGATAGTTCTTATGACCTTGAAAAGGTTTTATCAAATCAACCGACACTGTTTAAACAATTAGGTGATAGGATTAATAATATTACTGATTATGATTTAAAAGACATAATAGTAAAAAATCCAAAAGCCTTAAAATATATACCTGATGAACGTATTGATAAAATGGATGAATATAGAATATACAGTATGATACGTGATAAACCAATTCTAGTGCGTCAATTTTATAATAAGATTAGTATGAACTATATGATTGATTTGATTAAATCTGCTCCTAAGGTAATCCAATACTTACCAGATTCGATACTTAAACAATTGGATAAATATGATATGACAAATATTCTTTACAAGAAAGAATTATACCCATATATGGAACCAATAATTGACAAATATATGCCAGATGACAAAGAGTTTATATTATCTAGAATATAATTCTAGATAATATTTGGTAGTTTAAAAAATAATTATATCTTTGCAACATGATAAAAATAAAACAAAATATAGATTTACCTAATGAGGTAAAATTGATACACAAAATTTTTCGAATTGAAGGGTTTGAATTATTTTTGATTGGTGGGGCTGTTCGTGATGCTGTGTTGGGAACGATACCCAAGGATTTTGATTTGGTTACCAATGCAGTACCAGAAAAGGTTATTGCATTGTTGGAATATCAGGAGTTTGTTATTAACATTTTAGTAACGGGAAAAGCATTTGGAGTAATCAATGTAATTACCAATACTCACGAATTTGAGATAGCAACTATGCGTCAAGATGTCGGTTCAGGTAGAAGACCTGAATCGGTTGTATTTACTAATATCGAAACAGATATCTTACGTAGAGATTTGACCTGTAATGCATTATTTTTTGATATTGATACCAAAGAGATAGTTGACTTAGTTGGTGGTGTAAATGACCTTAAAAGAGGTATAGTGAGGACTGTAGGTGCTGCTGAAGATAGATTTGGTGAGGATAGGCTTAGAATCTTAAGAGCAATTAGATTTGCTGGTAGATTTGGAAGTGATTTAGACCCTAATGTCGATGCTGCATTGCAAAAAGATGCAAGTCTTGTTGGAATTTCTGGTGAAAGAATTAGAGATGAATTTATCAAAGGTATCATATCAGCCAAATCAACAGATGGTTATTTATTGATGTTAGATAAATACAAATTGTTTGATTGGGTTTTTCCTAATTTAAATGTTGATAGAAGAGTCTTTAGAAGAAACCTAGATTACAAAGGAGATGATTACGTAGTATTATTGGCTAGATTATTAAAAGATAATAGTATTGAGGTATTGAGAAAGAAATTAAATGAATTGAAATACTCAGCAGATGAAATTAAAGCTATTGTATTTTTAATATCGTTATTAAAGTTAGATGTTAATACAGCTTACTTATTAAAAAAGATACAACAAACTTCTGGTGTTAATAATGACCAAATTAGAAACTTTGGTACTAACGAGGGTATATCATCACAGTTATTAGATGCTTTTGAAAATTTTAGGTTAACTGTAACTGGACCAGAGGCGATGAGTAAATTCAATATAAAACCTGGTCCTGAATTAGGTAAAGCCATAGAGAAAATGGAAACTGATAATTTCCAAAAATTATTATAATAATATTGATTTTTATTTTGCCATTGTTATATTTATAATAAAAATTAATAACAATGGCAAAATATTTGGCAAAATTTAGCAGCGTGGTAAATGAAATCGAAATTAGTGGTTTTATTGTCATGAATGAAAGAGAAGTTGAAAACTTCGAAGAATTAGCATTAAGCATTACATGGGATTTCGTATATGAATTTGGTGAAGATAACCAATTTCAATTAGAATTTTCAGATGGTGAAGATTTATTATCTAGGATTGAATTTAAAGAAATATCCTTAGATGAAGCAAAAACATTAAAACGATTGTTTAACGATGAATTTGGAACCTTTATAGGTGAAGCATTCTTAGAACAAGTTATAGGTGAAGAAGATTCAGATTTCGATGATGAAGATGAAGACGACTATGACGATATTAATTATGAAACAGATTATTAAACATTACCAACAACCTAATGGAATTAGCTGCGGTCCAACATGTATAATGATGGCCTACGAAGCACTTCCACAAACACCTAAAAAACAGCACTACTCAATCATGGAAATTTGTGATTTTTGTGGTACTGATAATATAACTGGTACTCCACCAGAAAGACTTGAAAAAGGTATGAATGCATTGGGTATGAATTATATCCATCATGTAAAATCGCAAGAACCATTCCAACATTTAAAATCAGTTCTAGATAATGGTAATTTACCAATGCTTAGAACTTTTACTCATGGTATTCCACATTGGATTATTATAAGTGGGTATGATGATAATAAATATTATGCAAATGACCCATGGCAAGGTGAAATGACATATAGTGAAGAAGAATTAAGTACTATTTGGATTGGAAGACACTATGAATTTTATGAAATTGAAATGCTTGTAATAAAACAAGGTATACCAAAAGAAAGACTTAATGAAATTATGGAATGGTCGTTCCCTTACTTTACACACGTTATTACCGAAGGTTATTTCAATATAGTTGTTGAAAATCAAACTGACCTAGAAAAATCAGCAATGATAATTGATAGGGATAATAATATACGTGGTGCTTATTTGATAGGTAATAGTCAATTACGTCATTTAGATTTTCATGATTTAAAAGGTGTTGAAGGTGTTCTTTTAGCAATTGATGAATCCATAAGAGGTAGAGGTTGGGGAAACAGACTTAAAGACTACCCTAAAACTCTTGGTGTTGATTATATTTGGGGACAACAAGCAAAAGGTCTAAATAATATAAAAGATTGGTTAAAACGCAGAGAATTGATTAATGAAAGTGGTGGTGTATATATAACAGCTGAATTTTTTTAATATTATAGAATATTTATATATAAACTTAATATAAATGAGAAGGATAGAAAAAAAATTAAACATTCAAAAAGTTAATTTATTAACTGAACAAAGATATGTCGAAAATAAAGATTCAATAAAACGTATCGATGAAAACGATAAACCACCTTATATTGGTACTAATCATAACGAGGTAAATATTTTATATAATTTAACTGGCGATGATTATTCTTATGTTCCAGCAAACCTTAAATATTTGAGTATTAATACTGATAATACATCGTTTAATACTCAAATACCACATTTTACTGATGAAGAACAATATCAAGAAAGTATTAAACGTAAAGATTTTTTCTTTATTTATTATAACGGTAATAGATATCTTTATTTACCACATCATAAAATACTATTTGATAAATCAGCGAATAAAATAATTGGAAAAGATAAAAATCCAGTATTTAATGACCAAATGAATCGAATAATTTATAACACAGTTAATTAAATAATATTAAAGATTGGTTAAAACGCAGAGAATTGATTAATGAAAGTGGTGGTGTATATATAACAGCTGAATTTTTTTAATATTATAGAATATTTATATTAAAATAGTATTATGAAAAAAATTATATTAAACGAAGTTGATAAAAAAGAAATCATCAATCAAAGAGAAAAAGTTATTGTTGAAAACTTTGCTAAAACATTTAATTCTATCAAACGTGTTGATGAAGAAACGATAAAACCAAAAGATATTTCTAAAAAATTTATTATTTATCCTAATTTTAAAGGTGTAGACCCTTCACCTATAATTGGACAAAATAAAATTATAAATGTGGCAGATGCATTAGGAAACGAACCTAATAAAGATTATAAATACTTCACATCAGGTAAATTACCTGATGGAACCGAGGTAAAACAATATGTGGATAATATGATTCAAAACGCTAAAAATGGTGGTTGGAAATCTTTTAAACCAGTAGTAGCAATCGAACATCCATTACTTTCAGGTAAATATGCTGTTATAGATGGAAATCATAGATTAGGTGCTTTTAAAATGGGAAAAATACCTCAAATAAATGCTACAATAATAAATTATGATGATATATTATTAGCCACTCCCGAAAGTATATGGCAAGATGGTAAAACACCAGAAACCATTAGTTTAAATGACGCTAAAGATAAAGGTATTGATTTAAAACAATATTTTACAACAAAAGATTTACAATTAAATTAAAAAAACTTGCATAGTATTTAAACTTTTTGTATCTTTGTACATATTTAATAATAAACACAAAAAGATTAAAAAAAAAATAGCAAAAAACTTGACTTGTATTAAATAAGTTAGTATATTTGCAAAGAAATTAAAAACAAACAAAAAAATGACAACAATTAACATACATATGATATCGATTAGCAATTGGAGACGTAATAGTCGCCCAGTAGCAGGTATGTGTAATTGTCAAGGTGGTACGGAAGTATAACTCAAAACAAAATATAACAATTAAAACCTGACTACATCAAAACTAGTCAGGTTTTTTTATTTTAATGAATATGGGAAATCTAGTGAGAAATTTAGGAAAAGAAAAAACTGTTAACTTAATGAAAGATTTTGACCTCATAGTTGACAAGTATAGAAAGATAGCTGATGCAAGTGGTTATCATGGTGAATTAAGATTTCAAAAAGAAGGTGGGTTTACCATTATCTTTGTTGATATAAAAGAATAAAATGGAAGGGTAAGCCGAGTTGGTCTAGCGGCAGCCGCCTTGAAAGCGGAGGGTCCCGTAAAACGGATGTGTGGGTTCGAGTCCCACTCCTTCTTCAAAATACGTCTATGGTGCAACGGTAGCATCACGCTCTCCAAAAGCGTTGATGGGGGTTCGAATCCCTCTGGACGTGCAAAGCTAATCACCGCAAAAATGCGGAGAATAGCCAGATAATCACCGCATAGTTTATAACTTTTAAAGTTACAGGCGATTATCACCGCAGAAATGAGGTAAAGATAAACTAAATATGGTATTTCAAGCTTTAAGGTGAAGCGTCAGACTGTGAATCTGAAGAACTCGGTTCGATACCGTGGTTATACCCAAATATAATAAAAAAATGAAAAAAGAATTTGATATGCTTTGAGGTCTACTAAACAATAGACTGAAAAGTTATGAGTGTAAACACAAACAGAATGAAGTTGAAAAAAGCAACTTGTTCTAAAGATTACAGAATTATTTGGTTAAAATTTGAATACCCACCTTATTGGGATGAGGGTGTTTATTACAGAAAAGGTCAGTTCTCTCACAAATATAGAGAACATAAAACTTGGAAGTATAACCGAAAAACACAATGGAAGTCATAGACTTCCAAAATAGGTGTGTGGTGAAATGGTTATCACGCAAGACTGATACTTTTGTATTTTGGGTTCGAGTCCCAACATGCCTACTAAATATTGCCTTGTAGCTCAGATGGTTAGAGCACCGCACTCATAATGCGTAGGTCTTGGGTTCGAGCCCCAGCGAGGCAACAATATCAGCCAAATGTTGTATTTAAAGTATAGATTTGGCTGGTAATAAATTCCTCAGTAACTCAATTGGTTAGAGTGCCACTCTGTTAAAGTGGAAGTTCCAGGTTCAAAGCCTGGCTGAGGAGCGTAATGGCGAGGGTTATTGGAAAACGTTCATCCCTCATAAAGATGAATAAATGGGCTCGGCTCCCATACTCGCTACAAATGGCTCTATCGTTCAACTGGATAGGACTTAGCACTACGAATGCTAGAATTGGGGTTCGAATCCCTGTAGGGCTACTTGACTTTTTTGTCCTTTATGTTATATTTATTATAAAAGATATAACATATGGCAAGAAAAGTAAGAAATATACATTACATATATAAAACAACATGTAATGTAACAGGAAAATGGTATGTTGGTATGCATAGTGCATATACATTAGAAGATGGATACATGGGTAGCGGAAGAATACTAAAACGTAGTATAAGAAAATATGGTGTGGAAAAACATACTAAAGAAATTCTAGAATTTTGTGATTCTAAAGAAGCGTTGGTTTTTAGAGAATCCGAGATTGTTACTAAAGAATTGATTTCTGACGGTAAATGTATGAACCTTAAAGAAGGTGGTTGTGGTGGGTTTATTAGTTATGAAATTTCAAAACGTGGTGGTGACGCTCTTAAAAATAAATTAGAACAAGATTTAGAATTTAGTGAGAAACATAGAAAGATAGTTTCTAACAATATGAAACAATTACATTTAGATAAAAAATCTTATGATTGGATTGGAAAAAATCACTCAGAAGAAACTAAAAAAATAATGTCTGAACAAAGAAAAAATACAGGTATTGGTGAAGCAAATTCACAATATGGTACTTGTTGGATAACCAAAGATGGTGAGAACAAAAAAATAAAAAAAGAAGTCCTTGAAATTTGGCTTGAACAAAACTGGGTAATAGGTAGAGCATAATTATTTGCCTTCATAGCATAAATGGAAATGCAACATCCTTCTAAGATGTATAATCGGGGTTCGAATCCCTGTGGGGGTACTAAATTGGAGAGTAGACTAATATTGGTTTGTGGTGGCACCCTGCTAAGGTGTTCCGTGTAATAGCGGTGAGGGTTCGATTCCCTTGCTCTCCGCACTTTTATATAAATCTACATATTTATCAATAAACACTATTATGTTATTAACGATAATGAAAAATATGGAGAAAGCCCAAAATTATGGGTCGATGTTTGGTCAAGATGTTGAACCAACAGGAACTTATGTCCTTGAAAAAGATTTTGACCGAAAACTTGATAAGCCATGGGTTGAGGGTCAAGCTGATATTAGAAATCCACTTATTATCGATGTTGATGATGACACACTTATTTCCTACAAATACGAATTAGCAAAAAAATACAAAGCCAAAGGTAAACGTTTAACTGAAAAATTAATGAATGCTGGTTATGATGCTATTATTACTATGCGAAATGGTAGTACTGGTGAGATAATATTATTTCCAAATTGTAAATTTATGTTAGATAGTTTAGATGAAACTAAGACGTTTATTAAAAAAAGACTATCCGAAAGCTTAACTCATAAGCTAATTGAATCATATTTGGAAGAAGACTATCCAACAAACTTTGATTTAAAAGAATTCTCAAAACTAACCAGCTATAACAAGCGGATTCAATATTGTCAAGAAAGACTAAAGAGAATTTCTTCTGGGTCCTCCAGAATTGTTTATATGGTTGATGATACCAAAGTATTAAAAATTGCTAAAAATAAAAAAGGTCTTGCTCAAAACGATGTTGAAGCAACAAATTCCAATTATCATGACATTAAAGATATTACTGCTAGAGTATTTGCTTATGATGACAATGATTTATGGATTGAAATGGAATTGGCTAGAAAAGTAACACCACAAATTTTTCAACAAGTTATTGGTTTTACTTTTGATGATTATTGTGGGGCCATTAGTAATTACTATTCGAATAATAACCCACAAAAAGCTAGATATATTAGAAAATACAATATAGATAAAGAAACAGTTGATGCTATGTGGGAAAATGAATTTATTAAAGATATTTTTTCTTTTTTAGGTGGATATGAGGTACCTGTTGGTGATTTATGTAAACTTAATTCATATGGATTAGTAAAAAGAAATGGTGAAGATACTATTGTAATGATTGATTATGGAATAACGTCAGATGTGTGGGATGAATATTATGGATAAAAAATTAATTAAAAAACAACTCCGAGAATCATTATTAACTGAATTTGTTGGACAAGAAATGGTTTCATTAAAAAGATATTTCTCAATGACTGATGAAGAAAAGAAATCTTATTTACCACATGAATATCCTTATGAATTTGATACGTTTTTAGATGAAGAGGGTTTAGAAACTGACATTGAAGGTGAACCATATGAAATTACTGATATTTTATTTGATAAAAACCCAGAACTATACAATCAATTTGCTCAATGGTTATATGATAAAATAATGGACCATGATTTAAACATAAATGATGCTGATTTACCAGCTTGGTCATTTTTTGACAACCCTAGATTAGTTAAAAACCAGTGGTTGATTCATTTTACTGACGATGCTGAAGGGATAGCCAGACAAGGGTTTAAATATGGTGTTGATGAAATAGATAAATTAGCATTGACGACACACTTGGGTGAATTTGAAAAGAAATACGGTGGTTATAACTTTGCTTATGATATTGATAGATATGCAAGATATGCACATAGCAATCATGGTCGTGGTTTTAAATACGGCAAAGAAGCAGTGATTTTTAGAGCTTCAGGTATGGAATTATGGCATTATGGAGATGAAGAACCACAAGTTATATTTTATGGCAACACAGCAAAGAGTATTATCCCTATTACTGAAGGTGAAGAACGTCAATGGGCGGTTAAAAGTGTAAAGAGTGGAAGAAGTCTTTACGAGAGTGATGAATTTGATGATGTAGTTGTTTGGGTACTTAGAAATTTCATTCAATATAGAAAACAACTTTAAATATGAAAAAATTAATTAGACAACAACTTAGAGAATCATTATTACCAGAAGCAATTGCTGGTGGAGAATATCATGTCTTTCATGGTAGCCCAACCAAGATAAATAAATTTATTGATGATTTTGTTGGTGGTCAAGAAGCATTTGATAGAGAAGGTCCTGGTATTTATTTTACAACATCAGAAGAAGAGGCAAATCGTTATGGTGAAAACGTTTATAGTGTAATTTTAAAACCTAATATTTTATTTGATGAGGTTCCTATAAACAAAGTTAAAATAAGACCTTTTATGAAAAAATTAGCTATGATGGCTGATGATTGGGAAGGTTCGGCACAAAATTGGGGTGAAGACCCAATAAGAGGTATTCAAACATTTATTGAAGATTCTATGGAATATAATGATAATGAAAAAGATTGTATTCTCCAAGTATGGATTGATTTTTATAGGTATAATCCAGTTGAATTTGTTAGAAATTGTGTATCGTTGGGTATTGATGGTATTATAGTAAATAAAGACTATGAAGATATAAAACATATAATAGTTTATAATCCTTCTATAATTAATATTAAATAAAGTTGTTTATATCATTTATTATTAGTATTTTTGCAAAATGAAAAAAAATATTTTAAATATAGAAATAATTAGACCAGAACAAGAATTAATCATTATGGTTGGTGTTTCTGGTTCTGGTAAAAGTAGTAAAGCTAGAGAGATAGTAGGTAAAGGAGTTATTCACTCAACCGATTCTGTTATAGAATCCTTAGGTGATTATAACTATTTTTTTAAAAAAATGATTGAATCAGGGAATTTTTCTGATTTATCCAGAGCTCATTTAATTAATATTAATAATTCAATAAATTCAATTAAAAATGGTATTACCCCTTGTATTATTGATAACACTAATTTAAGTAAAAGTGAAATAAAACAATATGTTGAAAATGGGTTATTACTTGGATTATCTGATGATAATATTAAAATTATTAAAATTGGAATTGATGATTTATCACCAGAAGAATTAACTAAAAGAAATTCACACGGTGTACCATTAGAAAAGATAATAAAAATGATTCAAAAATATAAAAATTTGGGTGAGTTAACACTAAAAAATATTTTAGCATCTAAAGATATCTATCATAATAAAGTTGGTGTGTATAACTTAGTAAATTTAAAAAATGGTAAAGTGTATATAGGTAGTACTGGTAAATCTTTATCGTTAAGGAAAAAACAACACTTTAATAATTTAAAAAATGGTACTCATGAAAATCCAATTTTGCAAAAATCATACAATAAACATGGGTTAGAAAGTTTCAAATTTGAAATAATTGAAAGTTTTAATAATATAAAAATAGAAAAATTATTAAAATTGGAAGAGAAATATATTTTAGAAAATGATTCAACAAACAGAAATTTTGGTTATAATATTTGTTCTGTTAGTCAATCTAGATTAGGTACTAAATGGTCTGAAGAATCTAAAATAAATAGATGTGGAATAGGAAACCCAATGTTTGGTAAAGGTGATGATAGAAAAGGTAATAAAAACCCAATGTTTGGTAAAAATGTATCTGAAGAAACTAGAAATAAACTATCAATAATTGGAAAAGGTGTAAAAAAACCAATGGTTAGTGAAAAATTAAGTGTTCCAATAGTTCAATTAGATATGTATGGTAATAAAATTAAAGAATTTAAATCTGGTGTTGAAGCTTTTAACGAAACAAAAATTTTTCATATTAATGCTGTATGTAATGGAAAAAGAAAACAAGCTGGTGGTTATGTATGGATTTTTAAAAAAGATTATACTGATAAATAAAAATTATGGAAGGAGAAACTAATGTATTGTATAGTTGTGTGTTATTAGATGAAGAATCTAGAAAAATATTATTAGATAATTTAAAATATTTAATACCAGATAATTTCAAAATCATTGCACATCATATGACAATAACCATGGGTGAATTAAAAGATAAAAGTATTTTGGGTACTGAACAACTTCTTGCAGTAACTAAAGTTGGTATTAGTGATATGGCAATGGCTGTTGCGGTTCAAAGTGATATTGAAACCAAAAATAAAATACCACACGTAACGGTTGCTATTAATCCAGATGGGGGTAAACCTGTAATGAGCAATGATATTACTGATTGGCAAGATATAAGAATGTTTATATTATCAGGTGAAGTAACTGAAATAAAAAAGAGAGCTATATAGCTCTCTTTTTAGTTTTATGTTATATTGTTAAAGGTAAAGTTTAGCCCCATCTTCTTGTAATAAATAAAACCCATCTTCTTGTAATAAAAATTGACTTATTATTATTATCCCACGACCTCCATTAGGACTACTTTTTTCAGTTGTTGAACTTTTTTTTGTTGTTGTTTTTGCATAGTATGATTTAACATCGCTTTTGTCTGTTTCTATAAAAACAACTCTTGGGTTTATTAGATTTTTTTTCATGTTTTTGGTTTATTATAAATATTAAAATAATACAAAAAAAAAAATAATTAATATATTATTTGGTTGTTATTATAATATATTGTATTTTTGTCAAAATTTAATCATATGAAAAATGAAGATAGACACTTAGACCTTAGTGCTAAGTTTATAGAAATGGGTCAAACCCTTATGTTAGAAGGTAAAAATTCTAAAGATTTAATGATATCACAATCGGGTGGTGTTTTAGTTTTGTTGGGTAGTTTGATGTATGATGAAAAAGATATTAATTTACTTAGTCAAATATGTTCCATGTTTTCTGCGAAGAAAATAGTTGAAAATATGGAAAGAAATAATAATGATTATACAAATTATTTAAAAGATAAACACAAAAGTGAAACCTATGATGATTTTATTAAAAGAATAAATGATTTAAGAAGAAAAAATGGTGATGAACCAATTGATGAATAATATTATGTTAACAATACAAAAATATATAATTAAACACGGATTAGAAAAAACAATCTTAGACTTTCAATTAAAGGTTAAGAGATACCCTTCAAAAATTCTTTTAAAATATGACCAGCTAGTGTCACCAACTCTTATGGGGTTGCCAGAGATGCAAGATTGTCGTGGGTTAATACTTGAAATAGATACATGGAAAGTAATGTCACTAGCATTCAGAAAATTTTTTAACTCACAAGAGAATAACGCAGCTAAAATAGATTGGAATACTGCTAGTGTGTTAGAAAAACTAGATGGTACCATGATTCAAGTATATTGGGACTGGAATAAAGAAACATGGTTTGCTGCTACTACTGGTACAGCCGAAGGTGAAGGTGAAGTAAACAATAAAATGGGTACCACATTCAATGAATTGTTTTGGGATACTGTAAATAACAAATATAATTTTAATAATTGTTTGTTAGATAAAAATCACATATACGTTTTTGAATTAACTACACCATATAATATAGTGGTTAAACCACATGGTGAATCATCTGCTACAATCCTTACAGTTAGAAACAGAGAAACTCTAGTAGAACTATCTGGAAAAGACTTGGAAATGGTTGCTATATCACTTGGGTTACCACTGGTTAAAAAGTTTGACTTGAATGCGAAAGATATAGGTGCTTTGTTACATACATTTGAAGGTATGCCATGGTCAGAAGAAGGGTATGTTGTTGTGGATGCTAATTTTAATCGTGTTAAAATAAAAAATCCAGCGTACCTGGCTGTTCACCACTTAAAAGGTAAAACAGCTGAACATAATATCCTTACAATAGTTAAGACTAATGAGATTGAAGAGTTCGCATCAACTTTCCCAGAAAGAAAAGATGAACTTTATAAGTTAAAAGAAAACTACGATAAATTAACTGAAACGTTAAATGTTACGTGGGAAATATTGAGATTAGCTAAACCTAAAGAAATAACTCCAGCTGAAAAAAAGAGATATGCAATGAAAGTTTTTGAGGTATGTGATAACACTACCTTAAAACCATTTACAGGTTTATACTTTGGATTGGCAGAAGGTAAAATAGAGTCTGTTGAAGACTTTATATTTAAATACGATGATAAATTATTATATAAAATGCTTTAATTATGAGTAAAGAAGAAATGGATGAATTTCTAGTTTCCATTGGTGGATTAGAAAGAACGTATAGAGAAGACAAAGGACCAATCGTTGATGCGTATTATTTTAGTGTGTATGAAGGTTGGTATCCTTTAATTAAAGACCTTATAAATGAATTGATTGCTTTGGGTTGGGATAAACGAATTGCTCAGGTTAAAGAAAAATTTGGTGGGCTTAGATTCTATATTGAAACATATTCTGAAGGGTATCAAGAAGTTATTTCTAAATATGAAAGACTATCATATAAAACATGTGAGAAATGTGGTAATGATGGTACCAATAGGAAAATTAAAAATTGGTTATGTACACTATGTGATGACCACGCAAAAGAAAAAGAAGAAAATTAATTTGGTAGTTTAAAAATAAGTATTATATTTGCACTCTAAAACAATAACATTATGAAAATTAAAGAAATTTTTGACGAAATTGCTGCTGAAGGTGGTACAAATGCTAAGGTTGCAATCCTTACAAAATATGTTGACAATGAATTGTTGAAACGTGTTTTATATTTAGCTAATTCTAAAAGGGTTAAATTTTATATTAAACAACTTCCAGAATACAGTTGGATTAACAATGGTGGTGAAACTTTAGAATGGGCGTTAGATGGGTTGAAACGTATTACTGATAGAAGCATTACTGGTACTGATGCATTAAATTGGCTTGTAGTTCTTTTAAGTGGTGTATCTACTGATGATGCTTATATTCTTGAGCGTATCATTGACAAAGATTGTAAAATTGGTTTAGGTACCACTTACATGAATAAAGTATTCAAAGGTCTTATTGAAGATACTCCTTATATGGGTGCTGTATCGTTTGATGAGAAGAAAGCTCGTAAGGTATTTGAAAAAGGTGCCAAAGGAATATCACAAATCAAAATGGATGGTCGTTATTGCAACGCTATTGTTCGTAATGGTGAAGTTGAAATGGAAAGCCGCCAAGGTGAACCAACAATCCTTACTGGTGCTAAATTCTTGGAAGAATTAACTTCTTTCGAAGATTGCGTACTTAATGGTGAGTTAACTATGGATGGTGTATCTCGTTATGAGTCAAATGGTATCATTGCATCGCTTATTGATATTTGTTCTAAACGTGATTCCAGAACTGATAAAGAAAACGATAAGAAAATAACCAACTTTGAAGATAAGCATGGTAGTTTCACTGGTGCTTTAGAGAAAATCAGATACACCGTATGGGATAGACTTACTGTTGATGAGTATTTCAACAAAGCTTCTAAACTTAAGTATGCTGAACGTTTAGCGTATTTGGAAAGATTAATTGAAAATGCTAATTCTTCTAGTGTTAAAATGATTGAAAGCACTATAGTTCATAACTATGCACAAGCAATGACACACTTCCAAGAAGTATTGGCTGCAGGTGAAGAAGGAACAATCCTTAAAGCATGGGATGGTGAGTGGAAAGATGGTAAACCAACATGGCAAATTAAATGTAAATTGGAATTGGATTTAGATTTGAAAATTACTGGATTTAACTATGGGGCTAAAGGTACTAAAAATGAAAATGTTATTAGTTCATTAAATGTTGAAAGTTTATGTGGTAAACTAAAAACAAGACCACAAGGATTAAAAGAAACTTTAATGAAAGAAATTACAGAAAATCAAGACAAATTATTAGGTACTATAATTGAAGTTAAGTGTTCTGGTTTATCACATGACAGTAATGGTAATTATTCACTTCTTCACCCAGCATTTAAAGGTTTTAGGGATGATAAAATAGAAGCAAATACTTTAAAAGAATGTATTGAAATTCAAAATTCAGCTATTGGATTATCTTTAATAACAACGTAATATGGAAATAATATTCACAATAATCGGAATTTTAATTAGTATCTTATTACCTTTGGTAATATTATTTATCTTATTTTTTGGTTATCAAAGATATAAAGTAAAAAAGAAATCAGATTTTTTCTTTAATAAAAAAATGAGTGAAACAATAATAAAAAATAAAAATAAAATAATATGAAAATAGATTACGGTAGCGAAGAATTAATCTCCGCATTTTACGATTATAATGGGGAAATGGAAGATGGAAGAAAGTTCATTATTCATGCGACTTGGGATTCTTGGGATGAATATGGGGTTGATTCAATTGAATGGTTAAATGATGCAGAAGGAACTGATGAAGAGGAAGAGGAAATAATTGAACAATTTTTATCTGATAATAATTAACATGAAAAAATTAATTTTAGTCATGTTGTTAATCACAATAAGTGGTTATAGTCAAATTAAACTAGATTCATTATCTATTAGTAAAGATTCCGTAATCAATACTAAGGTTAAAAGTTCATGGTATGTTAGAAGTATGTTTGTTTCTTTGATGAGTGCTGGTCAACTTGGTGAGACGTTATCAGAACGCATTACTCAAAATATTGAATTTGGTAAGTCGATAGGTATGGTAGATGTTGGATTGGCTATTGGTAAAGCTAAATTAATTAATTATAGTTCTGATAGCTATTTGGTAGATAATTCTATTATTACACAATACCAAGACCATAATGAAAATAAATTATACATTCAGGGTAGATTAACAATGGATGCATGTCAATATGGTATTTTCAGTAATGAAATTTCAATTGGTGCTGGTTATACATTTTCTAAAACAATGCCAATCATGCTTGAGATTTCATCAACAATCTTTGCACAGGTTGGTGATAATTGGGGTTTAGGAATTATAATTGGTACTTATAATTTTACTGGTGATAATGATGATTTAAATAAATCTTTCACTGGTTTATTTTTAAGATATGGTTTAATAAGAGATGATGGTGGTATATTATTAAACAGGACACGTGTAACACGTTCAAAACGACCAATCCATAATAAAGTTAAATAATAAAAATAGATAAAATGAAAAAAATGATAAAATTTCCGTCTATCGAGCAGTTTAGAAGTGTCGTGACGAATATAAACAGACATTACAACTATGTTGGGTTAGATGAAAATGGTGATGCTATTTATGACCATACATTACCTAAACCAACACTTACCTTTAAAGGTACTGTTAAGTTACATGGAACCAATGCTGCTGTATCTTATAATAAAGATGGTGGGTTTTGGGCACAATCTCGTGAGAATATCATTACACCAGAAAAAGATAACGCAGCTTTCGCTTTCTTTGCTGAATCTAACAAAGATGCTTTTAATAAGTTATTCCGTGAGATTCAAGAAAAAACTAATGTTAGTTACGAACATAATACAGTCACTATTTATGGTGAGTGGTGTGGTGGTAATATTCAAAAAGGTGTTGGTATTACCAATCTCCCTAAATCTTTCTTTATTTTTGGGGTTAAGATTAGTCCAATCGTTGCTGATGAAGAAGAATTAAAAAACCAACCAGCTTATTGGGTTGATTATTCATATTTGAAATCACCAGAAAACAAAATCTACAATATTGATGACTATGAAACATTTTCAATTGATATTGATTTTAACATGCCTGCTTTGGTTCAAAATCAATTATCTGAACTTACTATCGCTGTTGAAGAAGAATGTCCTGTAGCGAAAGCTTTTGGCTTCTCTGGAATCGGTGAAGGTATTGTTTGGTCAACTGAAGTAAAAGGTATCACTCATCGCTTTAAGGTGAAAGGTGAAAAACACTCTAGTTCTAAGGTTAAAACTCTTGCAAGTGTTGATGTTGAAAAATTGGAGGGTATTCAAAAATTTGTAGAATATGCAGTTACTGAAAGTCGTTTCAATCAAGCACTTGAAAATACATTCATTAATGATGAACCAATCGATGTTAAAAAGATGGGTGATGTTATCAGATGGGTTGTAAATGATGTAGTAAAAGAAGAAATGGATACTATGGTAACCAATAACATTGAACCTAAAGAAATAAATAAATATCTTTCCAGCAAAGTAAGGGAGATGTTCTTTAAAATGGTTTAATAGTTGACTTTTGAACTTTGTTTGTTATCTTTATAAAAAAATAAAATTATGATAACAAATAAAGTTTTTAGATTAAAACACGCTGCAGAAGTAGCACCAGGAATGCCACTACAAGGTGGCCAAGAATTAGAGATTGTAACTGATGTGGTTTACGTAAATGGAAACATGGTACCACCAGATATGCAATCTTTATTCTATAATTGGATTATTAATAACCAAGGATTATTTGATGACGTAACAAAAAATTGGTGATTAAATTTTTTATTTGAAATAATTAATTTATCTTTGCAAAGAATTTAATATAATTTATCATGATAATTAAAGAAAACGGTTTAAGATACGCCAAATTAATTCATGTTTCTGTTGATAACGGAATGACTGATAATAGTAACAAAGTTTATATCATGGAAGAACTTTCCGATGGTACTATCAAATGTGAATACGGTAGAGTTGGACGTAGTTTAACTACTGAGATTAAACCTTCAAGCAAATGGGATAGTGTTCTTAAACAGAAACTATCTAAAACAAAAGGTTATACTGATGTTACTGAATTCTTAGCTGAACCAGTAATTGATGCTACCAGTGGTTCAACAGCTACTGCTAAAACTGAAGAGATTAAAAACTCTGTGGTTAAAAGACTTATCGACCAATTAATGAGCTTTGCAAACAAAGCAATCCAAAGAAACTATAAGGTTACTCAAGAAGCTGTATCTGAACAACAAGTAAATGCTGCTCAGGAATTAATTGATACTATTAGTTTTAAATTGGTCTTGAATGTTGATAAGAAAGACATCAATGACTTGTTACTTAAATTATATACCATTATCCCTAGAAGAATGGATAATGTACGTGATTATCTTATCAATGATGTAAACGATGTTAATTCCTTAGAAAAAGCACAAAAATTCATTGGACAAGAACAATCTACATTAGATACGATGGCAGGTCAGGTTCAATTGATTAAACAACAAAAAGCCGCTGCTGACGCTCCAGAAGAAGAACAAGTTGACCAAATTACAATCCTTGACCAAATGGGTCTTAGAGTTGATGTTGAAGAAGATACTGAAACACTTGCTCTTGTCACTAAGCTTATGGGCCCTAACGCTCACCAAGTTAAACAAGTCTTTAAGGTTGTTAATACCAAAACACAAAAAGTATTTGACACTCACTTTGAACAAGCTAAGGTTAAGAAAAGAAGACTTTACTGGCATGGTTCCCGTAATGAGAACTGGTTTAACATCTTACAAACTGGTTTATTGATTAGACCTTCTGGTGCTGTTCATACTGGTAGTATGTTTGGTGATGGTATCTACTTTGCTGATAAAGCACAGAAATCTATCGGTTATTCATCGTTGAGAGGTTCTTATTGGACCAAAGGTGGTGATGATAAAGCATATTTAGCGTTGTTTGATGTTCATTTAGGAAATCAAAAAGAAATCCTTAACCACACATCTAGTTGTTATTCATTATCTGATAAAGTATTGAAAAAAGACGATTACGATTCAGTATTTGCCAAAGGTGGTGCTGATTTAAGAAACAATGAATACATCGTTTATAACGCAGCACAATGTACTGTATCGCATTTAATTGAAATTGGAAACTAATGGCATCATTTGAATTAAACGAAGTAGAACAAAAGACATTAGACAAATTGATACAAGCGATTAACATTGTGTATGGTGATAATCTAAGTGCAAAAATAACATATTGTTTCACCCATACAGGTATTGGTTGTAACGTAAAAGTTATAATAAAATGGGGTGATAATACAATAGAAAAAGACATAACCGACTACGATAGTTGGTAGTTTACTATCAATAGTAAATAGTAAAAAACCAAAAGAAAAATGAATGATTTAAGAACAGGGTACGATTGGTGCCTATCAGCTAATATGAGAATCCTTGACATTTCGTCATGGGATACTGACATGGTGTCATGTGAAGATTCATATAACACAGAAAAAATAACATCAGATGAATTTATAAGACGTATTGAGTTATGCAAAGTTAAAGCTAACTCAATGCCTCGTAAGACAGTTATGTATTTAGAATATCGTATGTATGGATTAGTTGCCTATCAATTATCTGGTACAATACATGCTGGAATTCAATTTGGTCATGCAGTAGTCGAATATCAACAAAATGTTAAAGGATTACCACCACATGAAGCAATTTATAATAAATGGGCTAAAAATGATAAAACATTCATTATCCTTAATGGTGGAACTACCAACAATAACCCAGAAAAAATGGGAAGCCTTAATCAGCACTTAGCTGCATTGTATTTTAATGGTATTATCACATCAGAGTTCTATGAACCAGATTTGGGTGACCAATTAACAGCGTTTGTTTTCTTGGTTGATGAAAGAGTTTTTAATAGAACTCTTTATCCAGACTTTCAAGAAGAAAAATTACCTTATGGTGTTCGTAAACCATCTAAGAAAGTTGAAACTGAATTAGAAGAACGCAACGAAGCCAACTACGAAAAATGGGTTGATAAAATTGGTGGGCCCACCAATGCATTCTTAAGAGAATTTTTAAAACCGCTTAGATTAGCTTAAAAACTTGACTTATTCTAAATTTATCTTTATACTTGTATATGGATGAATTTAGAAAGTTTGGTCAAATATTAAACTATATTAAAAAGTATTACTATGTTAAAGATGGTATATTTTTTAATAGGTATCATGAACATGAATATGGTAACGATATTATTCGTGAATTACCTAAGATATTTAGTGTTGATAGAGAAGATTGTATAGAGATATTCAAGAATTGGGCTGAATCTCATGGTGTTGAATATCTAGATACAGATGCTTATGGTTCACATAAGTTAAAAAGTTACTGGTCACCTGAAATGATTCAAGATTTAACTGCCTTTAGGAATATTGATGCTGAAGCAGAATTAACCGCAATTTTAAGTGAACAAATAGCTGCTGAAATAGATGCACAAATTCTTTTGGATTTAAGAGGACAACTTAATGCTAATGACTTGCTTGATGTAATTAAATGTGTTGGTTATGAAAAAGGCCCAACAATCTATGACCCAACAACATTCTCTCCAAAGAATTATTTTACTTCAATGAAAAAACACCAAATACAATATGAACGACAGAATAACCCTCACTGGCAGAATTGGATTAAAAATCGTCCATCTTAATATTTCGGTTAGTATATGAACATAAAGGTTGAAGATTTAAATGATGATTTAATTTAATTATATCTTCTTCTGTTTTACCAGTTTTTAACGGTATTATGTGGTCTATATCCCACCCGTAATTTAGTTTATTAGGTTCATATAAACCATAGTTATCCCAATTCATCCATGGCCCCCAAAGTGATTCTAAATGGTTTTTAAATTCTTCAAAAGTACACCCAAGTATTTTTTCAGATAATGTATTCTTTTTTAAACCTTTATATCTAAAAGATTGTCTAATTAAACTCCTAATGTTTGATGTTATTCTATATAAAGGGTCTTTTAAAATTCGTTCTCTTCTATATGTGTTTATCTTATCTTTATTTTTTTCTCTATATATTTTATCGATATTACTAATAGTAGTTTTATTATTATCTCTATATTTCTTAGCTATTTTTTTTATTTTATCTTTATTTTTAAGTCTATATTCAGCATAATATTTTCTTTTAGCTTCACGACCTTCTTCAGTATTAAGATTCCAACCCATTTTTAATTTCTTTTTTAATTAGTATTTTTATTAATTTATTCATTGAGTAACCCTTATTATCACAATAAGTTTTAAATTCATCTTTTAGTTCCTGTGACATTCTTATTGGCCAAACAACATCTTTTAGTTTTTCTTTTTTCATATGTATAACATTTATTATATATATAAATATAATACATATGAAAAAAAAGTAAAATAATTTAATAATATTAAAAAAAAATTATATATTTGCATTATGGATAGAATCAAATTAATAGGAAAAATAGGTTTTGAACCAGAAGATAAAACAAACAAGCATTTATTCCAATCATCATGGAAGAAGATAGCTATGGTTTTTATTGAAGGTGATGTTTGTGAATACTACGCATGGTTTCTAAAAAAAAGATATAACATTACCCTTAACAAACCAATCAGAGGAGCTCACGTATCATTCATAAACGATTCTATGAGAGATTTAACACAGAACAATGATAAGTCAGAAGAAGAAATTCTTCAATTATGGGAAGATGTTAAAACTAAATGGGATGGAAAAAAAATTGATATTGTATTAGACTTAAACCCTAAGACTGATGATAGAATCTGGTGGTTGGATATTCCTAACGAAGAAAGAGAAGGCCTTCAAGCCATTAGAAATGAATTAGGATTAGGTAGACCATACTTTGGGATGCACATGAGCATTGGAAGGGCTCGTGATGGTGTTATGGAAGAGCATTCAAAATATCTTCATGAATGTATAAAGAATGGTTTTATTCAATAAAAAACCATTCTTTAAAATTTTTAGATTTAATACGTTCAATTACTTTACCATAATTTATATTTAATTTAATTGACGCATCTTTACCAGATTTATATTCAGTTCCTTCAATGATACATTTTTTATTTCTTCCACCAGTTCCATTTTTTAACATAGTTTCTCTAATTTTATTCTTTGTTTCTTCACTGGGACCAATATAATTTGGGTTCCATTTAATACCTTTCCTAATTTCACTCATTTTTATTTTAGATTCTTCAGTATGTTTAGAACCTTTTCTATTAGATACGCAACCTTTTCTAGTTTTACTTATTTTAGCTTTTATCTCATCAGACATAATTAAACCTTTATTTGGACCAACATTACCTTTTAATTTATCACTAATTTTTTTCTTAGTTTCATCAGAAACTATTCTACCGTAATTTGATTCAGCTTTTGGTCTAGAATTGTAACCATTATGGTATGAATTAAAACTATCTATATAAAATTGTTCTCTTTTTAACAATTCATTTATATCGTCCACTAATTCAATTATTTCAAAAATAAAAAATGATAACCCATGAATATTATATGAATTTTGTAATTTTGGTGACCTATGTTTATTTTTAACTAAAGAATTTTTATGTTCTCTAAATCTTTTATTTATATTAATAGATGAACCAATGTAAACTTTATTAGTTTTATTATTTAGTATTTTATAAATACCTTGTTTATTTTCCATTTTTTATCGTTATTTTGTCTTCAATATCCATTTTCATTAGATATTTTATTCTTGCTGATAATGACATATAGTTATCTTCAGCTTTTTGGTTGAATCTGGTTTTTAAATCTTCATCGATTCTCATAATAAGTGTTTTTTCTTGTTTTTTCATATTTTAATTGTATATACTATAAATATACACATATATAATAAAAAGTCAAGTATTTTAAAAATAAAAGTAAAAATAATTTGTGTGTTAAAAAATAGTTGTATATTTGTACTCTAATTTAAAAGTTTTAAAAACGAGAAAAACATTGAACAGAGCACTTACATACATGAATTAATAAAACAAGGGTATATAAAATAAAGGGCTGATATCAGCCCTATTTTATTCATCTTCTTTTACCACATCATCTTTTACTACATCATCTGATGGTTTGGCTGGTGTTTTTCCCCATATTTTATCTACACTGGCAAGTCCTAAACAACCAAAAGACAACATAGCAACAGCATTAACTAAAGAATCAGAGGGTTTAAAATTAGCCCCGTAAAAACTGTTAACAAATAATGTTATACATAATGTTAATCCAGCAATGAGTCCAAGAAATCTTTTGGATGAGTTTTTTCCTCTCTCGTCTTTAAAAAGATTAATAGCAAATGTTTTCATAATATTATTATTTAATAATAAATATCAAAACATTTGGTAATATAAAAATTAAATTATATATTTGCCAAAATAATAATAAATAAAAAATAAAATTATGAAAAAATTAAACAAAGAAATACTATTAAGTATGGGATTCGAAAAAATTGGTAATGATATCTATAGTCTAACTATTGATAGTGAAGGTTTAGATTTATTTTGTTCAAATCATATTGATGAAGAATTTACATTGATTGGTAACGATAAAGAAGGCTTTGTTCTTGATGGTGAATTACATATAAATAGAGTTGATGATTTAATAAATGTTATAACCAAAGTAATGTATAACAAAGGTGTAAGAGCTAGTTATTCAGAAGCAAATAATGTTTAAACTAATAAAAATATGAAACAGATAACACATGAGTATCTTGTAGATAACGGTCTTATCTTATTTGAAACCATTATTGGTTCTCAAGCATATGGAACACAGACACCTGAAAGTGATGTAGACAAAAAATTTGTTTATATCCTACCTCTGGAAAACATTCTAGGTACTGGTTACGTGGAACAAATCAATGTAAATAAGGATTATACTGGATGGGAGATTAGACGTTTCCTAGAACTTATGGGTTCTAACAACCCAACAGTACTAGAACTTCTTAATAGTCCAGAAGATTGTATAATTAGCAAACATCCATTGTTTGACCTTATCCTTGAACAAAAGGAAAAGTTTATTACCAAAGTATGTAAGGATAGTTTTGGGGGTTATGCTAGACAACAAATTAAAAAAGCTAAGGGTCTTAATAAAAAACAAAATTGGGAGAAAGATAAAGTAGTTCGTAAAGACCTATTGGATTTCTGTTATGTTATTGATGGAGAAAAAACCATTCCATGGAAAAAATGGAATGATGGTAGGTTTGAAGAAAAATACATTGGTGCTGTTAATTTATCAAATGCTAGAGATGTATATGCTTTATTTTATGATAAAGTAAGTGAGTTATTACATTCAGATAGACATACTGAAGCTAAACGAACAGCTTCAAAAGAAATTCGAAAAGATGCTGGTAAATCAATGGGCTTCGGATATAAGGGACTTATTAATACTGGTCATGAAGATGAAGATGGTAAGATTAATTATGGTATTTCAAATCAATTAAGACTTTCTAGCATTCCTAAAGGTGAGAAAGCTATCTGTAACCTAATCTATAACAAAGATGGTTACTCAGAGCATTGTAAAGATTATAGAGAGTATCAAGAATGGTTAGAGAACCGTAATGAAGCTCGTTATGTTGAAACACAAGAACATGGTCAACGTATCGATGGAAAGAATATGATGCATTGTATTAGACTTATTAATATGGCTACTGAAATTGGTCGTGGAGAAGGTATACAAGTCAGACGACAAGATGCTGCAGAACTTCTTAAAATTAGACGTGGTGAAGTTGATTTGGAAACTCTAATTGAAACTGCAGATGCTGCGATTGCAAATATGGATTCAGTATTTGAAGATTCAGACTTACCAAATAGTGTTGATAAGAATTTGGTTAATGATTTATTGGTAAGGATTCGTAAAGAATTTTATTTATAAAGAGAATTATTTTCAAGTAGGAATTTGATGGTTTCATCAGCTTCTTTACAATCATCAATAAATGAGAACACATTCTCATCGGTAAGTATACGCCACTCATTCTTGGCTTCAGATTTGGAGCCAGAATGTTTTCGGTGCATCCATTGTTCTACTTTTAGATAGTTTTTTGAATAGTATTGTTTAAGAAGACTTATTTTATTAGGATTACCTGTTTGCAATTGCTTTAAACGAAGGTTTGGGTCGTTTTTAGTTATACCTATTTTGTGGGAACAATTTCCATCAATGTCGGTTTGTAATAAGAGGTAAACGTAGCCCATAATTCTTAAATATAAGGAATATTTTAAAAATTGTCAATATATTTTAAAAATAAATCAATAAAATACTTGACTATTAGGAATCTTTTTGTATATTTGCTTATATTTATTAAACAACGTGGTAGAAACCACATAAAAATTAAAATAAAAATGAAAAATTTAGC